GGCGTGGTGGTGTGCTTGGGCGTGTCCATCGGGACAATGCACACGGTTGGCAGGCCCTGGGCGGCGTAGCGGTCGGCCTCGCCTGCATCGTCTGCGGATATGTTCACAGTGAAACCCCAGGCGGTGGCGTGTTTGGCCCAGGCCAGGGCCTCGGGGCTTTTCTTGTGGGTGTAGGTGAAACCTTTTCGGCCCCGGTTCGCTTTGACAATCTGGCCCAGGGCGTAGGCGTCCACCGTTTCACCCTCGCCTGGGAGGTCGCCGGCCACGTTGGCGCGCCATATCTGGCCCGTCGGGAGGGCTTTAATTTTCTCCACCAGCCCGGCGAGGTCTAGCCCTCGCTCGGGGACTTTGTTCCATACCATGCGGGTGTGGAATCCGGCCTCCGCATAACATGAGGTCAGATAGTGCGGGCATGAGGGCGGGCAGCTGTCGCGGCTTGTGTAGGTGGTGGGCATCGGCCCGGTCTTTTTGTTGCTGCTGCTGGCGATAAATTGAAATTTCATTCTGCGGGCTCCTGGTGGCAATCGTGGGAATATTGGAGTTCATCGGCGGCGCGTGTGCGCGTCCATTGGTCGGCGGCGGGGTCGCGCAAAACCTTAACGGCCCAGGCGATAGCCTCGGCCAGCGGCTGCGGTGGCGGGTCTCCATCCTGGTCGGGGTGCGGATATGCGGGGTTCATTGTGAAATATTGGCGGTTCATGGTTTAGCCTGCGATGTATACGTGGGTGAAGTGGTCGCGCATGAATTGACCAGCGCAAAACCCGCCCAGGATTCGGTTGTAGGTGTCGCGCTTGCTGTGGTAATAGTCGGCGTCGCGCTCGCCTGGGCGGAAGTTGTGCCATTGGTTCGCGCGGGCGTTGCGTTCAATGTCGCGCTGCAAGCTGCCCGGCTCGCTGTAGTAGGCTTTGAACCCGTTAATGTCGTAATGGGCGATAAAGCCCGAGGCCAGATACAAAAAGTTGTACCCGGTCTTGTTCAGTTTTTCAATGTCGCGGCAAGCGGCCAGGACGTTGCGGGCGATGTTCTTTTGCTGGGTTTCAGTGAGTGGTTTCAACATGGTGCGGGCCTTTCAGTGGCGGGGTTTTGCTGTCAGCGTCAAGCGGGTGCTATCGGCGGCGCGCTTGGTGTGGCGGCGGATGAGCTGCGGGCTCGGTTCAAAGCGCTGCGCGATAGTTTTCCAGTCGGTCACGTCGCGGCCCTGGCATTGTGTAAAGCCTGCACGGTATAGCGTGCCCTCGATGTTCTGCAGTCCTGCGGCCTCGAGTTCGTCGCGGATCTCGTCGGCCTCGCGGGCCAGTTGGTCGAGCTGTGCGCGGATCAGGCCCAGGCGGTCAACCTTGGCGCCCAGGGGCGTCACTGCGGGGATGCGTGAGGGGCGGGCGGCGGTCAGTGCGGCCAGGGCTAGGGGTTGCATGTCTTGGGGTTTCATGGTGTTTTCTCCTGTGGGTTATCGTTGGCAAAGAATCCAGCAGCGGGCGGCCTCTTCGGCCTCGCATTCGGTATCGGTCTGGCAGCTGTAGGGGCGCGTCATGTTGAAAGCCTGGGCGGCCAGGGTCAGCAAAAGCGCGGCGGCGGTGTAGGTCAGTGCGGTGCGTGTCATGTTGTGGGCCTTTCAGGGGTTGAAAATTTCGTCGACGGTGTAGCCGTGGGCGCGCAGCGCGTCGGACACTTTGCGGGGCAGGCTGTATTGGCCATCAAAGTCCACCAGCTCCAGGCCTTGCGGCCCAGGCTCAAACCAGAGGCCTCCGCCCTCGCTGCCGTCGCGCAGTTCAAAATAGCCGTAATGGGTGCTGGGGGAGATTTGCACGATGCCCCGGCCCGGTTCCTGGCCGTAGGGGTGTAGCGTTACTGTGTAGTCGTGTTGCATGGTCTGGCCTTTCATTGGATGAGGTCAAAGTAATGATGCGCGCCCGTCTCGTCGCGGTAGCGGATCGGTTCTAGTGCGCGGTCGATCAGGTCGGCTAGTTCTTCGGTCTGGCTGCCGTCTTCATACTCGCTGCCCAGGTAGATAGCCTGGGGCGGGATCTGTTTGTATTCGGTGAGGGTCTGCATGGTGTGGGCTCCTGGGGTTAGTCGGCCAGAATGGCGCGGGCTGCGGTCAATTCGCGTTGCAGTTCTTCGATTTGTTCTTGGGCTTCCATGTAACGCGCTGCCCAGCGGTTGGCCTCTTGCATTGCTGTGCGTGCGGCTTCTTCTGCTGCGGTCATGCGTGCATGGGTTTCGCTGTAGGCGTGCTGCATGCTGCGGATGGTGTCTTGCGGGTTTTGCATGTCGTGGGCTCCTATGTGTTAGGTTGTTTCCGTCCTGCCTGTTAGGGCATTACCCGTTAATGTATTGAGTTTCCGGGCTGTCAACCACCGATAAAAAAATATCATGGTGCTGCCTGTTCGGTGTGCATCGTGTAGTACCTGGGTTTGCGGCGCGTGTGGTCAGAATAGTCGTGGACTATCGCGGGCGGGTGTTCGGCGCGAAGCGCAGCGGCCCTGGTGCTGCCCTTGTGCATAGTGTCCAGATAGCGTGGATCCCCTGGCCTGTTTCCCTGGTGGCTCAATCCTGACGCGAAACTGACGCGCAGGCGTTTACCTGGGAGGGCGGGAAAGTTTGCCGGGCGGTGTCCTGGTGGCCGGGCTCGAGCTGGTCGGATCCCTGGCGGTCGGCGGCGGTATAGCGCGAAGCGCAACGGCCCAGTATCATCAGCCCCTGTATCAACCCACAGAGGAAAACACACTATGCGCCCCACTAGTGAAGACGTCCAAGCTGCCAGCGATGCAACCCTGTTTCCGAACAGTCGCAAGCTAACCGCAAAGCAAAGAAAATTCGCCCGCGCCCTGGCCATGGGAGAGACAAAAGCCCAGGCATACCGCGACGCATACCCAAATAGTCGCAGTCTGGCCACCCAGGTCAGCGAACCATACAAGCTGGCCGCAAACCCTAAGATTGCGCAAGAGGTTGCGGCCATTGAAGCAGCGATAGCGGCGCAGGAATATCAAACCCCGGCCGCTTTGCGCGCCCTGGTGGTTAACTCCCTGGTGCAGGTCATCACAAACCCTGCCAGCAAACCGAACCAAATCACGGCGGCTGCTAAGGTGCTGGGCACTGTGACCGAAGTGGCCGCATTCACCGAGCGCAAAGAGGTGCGCACCATCAGCAGCAGCGAGGATGCCCGCGCGCGCATCATGGCCGAGCTGAATGCCCTCATCAAAGCCCAGGCCCAGGACGCTGACGTCATCGACGCGGCCGCCGATTCTCTCCTGGCCGAGTTGGCCCCGGTGGAATCAGGCCAGGATGATGCCCCTGCCGATGATTCGATTCCCGGCCAGGATGAACCCCACCGCCCCGGCACCCCCCAAGACGCCGAAGGGACTCCCGCCAGCGGATTACATAGTATTCCACCCGAACAAACCCAATCCCCTGGCGATCCAAAAACCTCTACCTAAACCCCCCACCCCCTCGCTACAGGAAGACCCCCCGGTAGGGAGTCCCAAACGTGGAAACGGGGGGATATTGCACAAAAAATAAGCAAACAGGGGGTCTACGAAACGCATAGCTTTGGTATTAGTCTGCCTAGCGAACTAGAGACTAATAGGAGGGAAGCATCGAAACGTTTCGATTGTTTTTTCGGGGTTATCCACAGGCCTAGAAGAAAGTGTTACATGGCGATGGCCAAAAAAAATCGCGCTTCTAGCGTAATAGGTGGTATAAAGTCGGCAAACGACCTGATAGGAGCGGACATGAGTGGCGTGCCGGACAGTGTTTGCTGGATGTTTTGGTTCTTGGTGGCCTTTGTTGCGATTGAAGCGGCCGCAAAAATTTTTGGTTGGTGATGGACATTGAGAAACTGATCAGTGGGTTGGCGCCGGCAGAGCAGGAGAAGCTGCTTCAGCAGGTGGCCGATTACAAATCTGCTCTGGAGAGGGAGCGGTGTCAGACTTCGTTTTTGGCCTTCGTCAAAAAAATGTGGCCGGGATTTATCAGTGGACGGCACCATGCGGTGGTGGCCAAGGCGTTTGAGGATGTGGCCGCCGGAAAAATTAAGCGGCTGGCGATCTCGATGCCGCCTCGTCACACTAAGTCTGAGTTCGGGTCGTACATGTTCCCGGCCTGGTTCTTGGGAAAATTTCCTGACAAAAAAGTGATGCAGTCGTCCAACACCTCAGAGCTGGCTGTGGGCTTTGGCCGTAAGGTGAGGAACCTGGTGGACTCGGAGACCTACCACCAGGTCTTTCCAAACGTGAACCTGCGGCAGGATTCAAAATCGGCCGGCCGTTGGGCGGTGAACGAGTATGGTGAGTATTTCGCCATCGGTGTGGGCGGAACGATGACCGGCCGTGGTGCTGATGTGGTCATCATCGACGACCCGCACTCCGAACAAGAAGCGACACTGGCGGCCCACGATCCATCGGTCTACGACTCGACCTATGAGTGGTACACCTCCGGCCCGCGTCAGCGTCTGCAGCCTGGCGGCGCGATCATCATCATCGCAACGAGATGGTCCGAGCGCGATTTGATTGGCCGGGTGCTCCAGGATGCGGCCGAGCGCGGAAAAGAAGACGAGTGGCGCGTGATCGAGTTCCCGGCGATCCTGCCGAGCGGGAATCCTTTGTGGCCTGAATTCTGGCCGCTGAACCTGCTCGAAGACCTCAAGGCTGAACTGCCGCCGTCCAAATGGAACGCCCAGTACCAGCAGCAGCCGACTGGAGAAGAGGGCGCCATCGTCAAGCGCGAGTGGTGGAAGATCTGGGAGAAGGACGATCCTCCGCCGTGTGAGTACATCATCCAGTCCTGGGACACGGCGTTCACAAAAAACGAGCGCTCCGACTTCAATGCGTGCACCACCTGGGGCGTGTTCTACCTCAACGAGGATCCGAACAACGCCAACATCATCCTGCTCGATGCTTTTCAAAAGCGCATGGAGTTCCCCGAGCTGAAGGACAAGGCGATCACCCACTATCGAGACTGGGAGCCTGATGCGTTTGTGGTGGAAGCCAAAGCAGCGGGTGCACCTCTGGTTTTTGAGCTGCGCCGGATGGGAATCCCGGTCCAAGAATTCACGCCGACGCGCGGTAACGACAAGATCGTGCGCTTGAATTCCGTGGCCGACCTGTTCCGAAGCGGGAAAGTTTGGGCGCCGGACACGCGCTGGGCCAACGAAGTGATGGATCAGATGGCCGCTTTCCCGAACGCGGCGCACGACGACTTGGTGGACTCAAGTAGCCAAGCGCTGATAAGATTCAGGCAGGGCGGATTCCTCCGCCTAGACAGCGACGAGCCGGACGAGCCGCGTGGCTTCCGCCGTAAGGCTGCCTTCTACTAAAGGACACTCATGGCTACCAATTTTGACAAAGCCTTGTATGAAGCACCTGCTGGTTTGGAGTCTTTGACCGAGGCCGAGCCGATCGAAATCGAAATCGACAACCCAGATGCAGTGAGCATCAGCACAGGTGGCGTCGAAATTGAATTGATCCCCGAACAAGAAACAGGCGGCATTGACTTTGATGCCAACCTGGCTGAGCACATGGACGATGGCGAGCTTGAAAAACTCGGCTCTGAAATCATGGGCATGGTGGAGGCGGACATCACCAGCCGCAAAGACTGGGCCGAGATGTACGTCAAGGGTCTTGAAGTTTTGGGGATGCGTTATGAGGAACGGACAGAACCTTGGAATGGAGCTTGTGGCGTTTATTCCACGATCCTTACTGAGGCGGCTGTACGCTTCCAAAGTGAGACGATCATTGAGACGTTCCCTGCGTCAGGCCCGGTCAAAACTGAAATCATTGGCGCAATAGATCGCCTCAAAGAAGAGGCTGCAGAGCGCGTCAAGGACGACATGAACTGGCGCCTCACAGAGGAAATGCCAGAGTACCGATCAGAGCATGAGCGCATGCTTTTTAACTTGGGCCTGATCGGTTCTGCATTCAAGAAGGTCTACTACGATCCCAGCATCGGCCGCCAGGTTTCGATCTACATCCCCGCTGAAGATGTGATCATCCCCTACGGTTGCAGCGGCATCCAGAATGCAGAGCGCGTCACCCATGTGATGCGCAAAACAGAAAACGACATCCGCAAACTGCAAGTCGCAGGCTTCTATCGTGACGTGAATCTGGGTGAGCCTGTTCGCACGTTCACCGACATCGAGAAGAAAAAGGCCGACGAAGAAGGCTACTCGCTCACCGACGACGATCGCTACCAAATTTGCGAGGTGCAGATCGACTACGACCTGCCGGGCTTTGAAGATGAAGACGGCATCGCGCTTCCCTACGTGGTCACGATCGACAAGGGCACCAACAAAGTCCTGGCCATCTACCGCAACTGGAAAGAAGACGACGAACTCAAGCTCAAGCGCGATCACTTCGTCCAGTACAACTACATCCCTGGCTTTGGCGCCTACGGCTTTGGCTACATCCACCTGATCGGTGGCTACGCGCGCGCAGGGACATCCCTCATTCGACAGCTGATTGATGCTGGCACTCTATCGAATTTGCCCGGCGGCCTCAAGTCCCGTGGCCTTCGCATCAAGGGTGACGACACACCGATTGCTCCTGGCGAGTTCCGCGACGTAGATGTGCCCTCTGGCAGCGTGCGCGACAACATCATGCCGCTGCCGTACAAGGAGCCCAGCCAAGTTCTGGCCGCCCTGCTCGAGCGCATCACTGAAGAAGGCCGCCGACTGGGCTCGATTGCCGACATGAAGGTGTCGGACATGAGCGCCAACGCGCCGGTGGGCACGACACTGGCCCTGCTCGAGCGCCAGCTCAAGACCATGAGCGCGGTGCAGGCTCGTGTGCACTACTCGATGAAGCAGGAGTTCAAACTCCTCAAGGCCATCATTCGCGACTACGCTCCGACCGAGTACGAATACGACCCGGTGTACGGTGACAAGCGCGCCAAGCAGGCCGACTACGACATGGTGGACGTGATCCCCGTGTCCGATCCGAACAGCGCCACCATGGCCCAGCGGATCATGCAATACCAGGCCGTGATCCAACTGGCCGCGCAAGCGCCTCAGATCTACAACCTGCCCCAACTGCACCGCCAAATGATCGAAGTGCTTGGTATCAAAAACGCCGACAAGCTGGTGCCCACGGAAGAAGACGAGAAGCCGCGCGACCCGATCAGCGAGAACATGGCTTTCCTCAAGGGCGAGCCCACAAAGGCGTTCATCTACCAGGATCACGAGGCGCACATCGCCGCGCACACATCGTTTATCCAGGATCCGATGATCGCCCAGCAGATTGGCCAGAACCCCATGGCTCAGCAGATGGGCGCGGCCATCCAGGCGCACATTGCAGAGCACCTGGCCTTCTTGTATCGCCGCAAGATCGAAGAGCAGATGGGTGTGCCGCTGCCTCCGCCGGACCAGCAACTGCCCGAAGACGTGGAGGTCAACCTTTCCCGCCTGGTGGCTCAGGCCGGCGCGCAGCTCATGCAGAAAAATGTGGCCCAGCAGCAAGCTGCACAAGCCCAGCAGATGCAGCAAGACCCGATCATCCAGATGCAGCAGCAGGAATTGCAGATCAAGATGCAGGATGCCCAGACCAAAGCACAAAAAGTGCAAGGCGACCTGGCCATTCGACAGCAAGAGCTGCAGCTCAAGGCGCAAGAGGTTGCTTCAAAGCAGGGCGAAAATCCGCAAATCGCGGCCGCCAAAGCCGCGCAGCAGATGGATTTTGACCGTCAGAAGCATGACCTCGAGATGCAGCAGTCCATGCAAGAGCATCAGATGGCCATGGAGATGGAGCGTCAAAAAGCGGAGTTCAAAGCTGAGGAATACGTTGCCAAGCTACTCCAATCCCAAAAGCAACCGGCCAAAAAAGGAGAGTAATTGGACGAACAATACCTAGCTTTGCTGGTCTCGAAGTTTGAGGACAGGAAAAAAACATTGATCGAGTTTTTGTGTGACGGCGCAGCTAAAGACTACGCCGAATACAAAAACTTGTGCGGCGAGATCCGGGGTCTTAGCGTCGCACAAGAAGAAACCAAAGACCTCGTGCGTAAATTGAAAGAACTCGATGATGAATAATGGAGAAATCCTGATTGGGCAAACGCTTGACCCGCAAGGTCCGGTGTCAGTCCTTCCACAAAGCTCGGAAGAAAAGGCCAAACAAGTGCCCGATCCTTCGACTTTTCATCTGCTGTGCGTACTCCCAGACATTGATGAAGAATACGGTGACTCTGGCCTGATCAAAGCGGGCCAAACCATGCACTACGAAGAAGTGCTGTCGCCAGTCCTCTTTGTTGTGAAAATGGGTCCGGACGCATACAAGGATGCAACTCGCTTCCCCAGTGGCCCGTCTTGCAAAGTTGGTTACTTCGTTTTGGTCCGACCCAACACCGGCACCCGCATCAAGATTCACGGCAAGGAATTCCGAATCATCAACGATGACTCGGTTGAAGCAGTTGTGCAAGATCCCCGTGGCATTACTCGTGCGTGAGGTGAATCATGGCTGACATTGAAAAAGTTGAATTTGAGTTTCCCGACGAGAAGGCTGAAGCGGAAGACAAGGCCAACGACCAGGAAATCAAGGCTGATGGCGCTGATGGCGACATTGAAGTGGTGGATGACACCCCTCCTGCAGACCGTGGCCGCAAGCCCTCCGATGAACCCCCTCGAGAGTTTAGCGACGACGAGCTGGCCAAGTACGACGACAGCGTAAAGAACCGCATTCGTCACTTTACCAAGGGCTACCACGACGAGCGTCGTGCCAAAGAGGCTGCCTTGCGCGAGCGCGAGGAGGCCCTGAAGATTGCCCAGGCCATCGTCGAGGAAAACAAGAAGCTCAAGGGCTCTCTTGGCGAGAACCAGGCTGTGATGATCGACGGCTTCAAGAAGCTGGCGGCCACAGAGCTTGAGAAAGCCAAAGCCAAGTACAAAGAGGCCTACGAATCTGGCGATGCCGATGCCATGGCAGACGCCCAGGCCAATTTAACTACTGCCGCACTTCGTTTCGAGCGTGTTCAGAATTTGAAACCGCAGGCTTTACAAGCCAAAGAAACTGAGGTACAACCCGAGCAGACAGCGATTCAGCCGGTTTCTTCCCCTGCGCCTGTTGTCGATACGCGCGCCAAAGAGTGGCAGGAGAAGAACCGTTGGTTCGGTCAAGATGAAGAGATGACCAGTTTCGCCCTTGGGCTGCATACCAAGCTGGTTAACTCGGGAGTTGATCCCAAGTCTGACGAGTACTACGACCGTCTGAATTCGCGTTTAAAACAAGTCTTCCCGGAGGCGTTTGAAGCCGAGAAGACCGTGGAAGCGCCTACTCCACGCCCAAAGTCAAACGTTGCACCTGCCACGCGGAGCACAGCGCCCAAAAAAATCGTGCTGACGCAGACACAGGTAAACATCGCCAAGAAGCTAGGAGTTCCGCTTGAACTCTATGCCAAAAAGGTTGCGGAAGAAATGAGGAAATGAACATGAGTGAAGTCAAACAAACCCGCGCACCGCGCGAACTTGATACACGCGAAACAGCACAGCGCCCCGCCAAATGGGCGCCGCCCCAGCTTCTGCCTGATCCGAATCCGGAGCCTGGTTACGTGTTTCGTTGGGTTCGCCTGAGCACGCTCGGCAATGCAGACCCCACCAACATCTCCTCGAAACTTCGTGAGGGCTGGGAACCTGTCAAGGCTTCCGACCACCCCGAGATCCGCCTGTTTGGTAACGCCGATAACCCTCGGTTCCCTGACAGCGTGGAAGTCGGCGGTCTGCTGCTTTGCAAGATTCCGGCCGAGTTCATGGATCAACGTGATGCGTACTACCGCAACCAAGCGGAGTCGCAGATGAACTCTGTGGACAACAACTTTATGCGCGAAAACGATCCTCGCATGCCGCTCTTCCGAGAGCGTTCGAGCAAGGTGACTTTTGGCAGAGGTCTTTAATCTTTCTGGAGTCTAAAAATGGCCTACCCGACCATCAGCAAGACGTACGGTTTGAAGCCTGTCAATCGACTTGACGGCCTACCCTACGCTGGCGCAATCCGCCAAATCCCCGTTGCCGCTGGCTATGCCACGGCTATCCTCAACGGCGACACTGTGGCTATCTCGAATGGCTACATCATCGCTAAAACCGCCACCGATACCGGCGCTTCCGTCGGCGTTCTGGTGGGCTGCCAGTACGTGAACTCGAGCGGTCAAACCGTTCAAGGTCAGATGTACCCCGCAGCAGCTTCGACCAGCGGCAACCTGGCTTTTGCCTACGTTGTTGATGATCCGAACGCTATCTTCCGCGTGGCCGCAACCACCGCTGGCTCGACAACCCCCGCCGCTTATGACCGCGACATCGTTGGTTCCAACGTTGCCATGGTTGCTGGCGCTGGCTCGACCACCACTGGTGACTCTGCCTACGGTATCGACGGCTCGTCCTCGAACACCACCAATACTCTGCCCCTGCGCGTTATTGATGTGGTTCCTGACACCGCCACCGGCCCGGCCTCTTCGTCCACCACGACGTATTATGAGTTCCTGGTGAAGTTCAACCTGCATCAGTACAACAGTACTACTGGTGTTTAAGGAGTAAATCATGGCAATTTCTCGTGCCCAGCTACTTAAAGAACTCTTGCCTGGCCTGAACGCTCTGTTCGGTCTGGAGTACGCCCGTTACGGCGAAGAGCACAAAGAAATCTACGAAACCGAGACCTCGGAGCGTAGCTTTGAAGAAGAAACGAAGCTGTCTGGCTTCTCTGCCGCCCCCGTCAAGCCTGAAGGCTCTGCCATTCAGTACGACAACGGCCAGGAAGCATGGACTGCCCGTTACACCCACGAAACCATCGCCATGGGCTTCGCCATTACGGAAGAAGCAGTGGAAGACAACCTGTACGACAGTCTGTCTGCCCGCTACACCAAGGCCCTGGCTCGTGCTATGGCATACACCAAGCAGGTCAAAGCTGCCTACGTGCTGAACAACGCCTTCACCGGCGGCCCCACCTACGGTGACGGCCAGGTTCTGTGCTCGACAGCTCACCCGCTGGTGTCTGGTGGCACCAACAGCAACCGCCCGACCACTGGCGCCGATCTGAACGAAACTTCTCTTGAGAACGCCGTTATCCAGATCGCCGGTTGGACCGATGAACGCGGCCTGCTGATCGCTGCCAAGCCCCAGAAACTGATCGTTCCCCCGAGCCTCCAGTTCGTGGCGACCCGTCTGCTGGAAACCGAACTCCGCGTCGGCACCACAGACAACGACATCAACGCGATCAAGAACAACGGGTCCATCCCCGACGGCTACCGTGTCAACCACTTCCTGACTGACACTAACGCCTGGTTCCTGATCACTGATGTGCCGAACGGTCTGAAGCACTTCGTGCGTACCCCCATGTCTACCGGCATGGACGGCGACTTCGATACCGGCAACGTCCGCTACAAGGCCCGTGAGCGTTACAGCTTCGGCGTGTCGGATCCGCTGGGCATCTTCGGTTCGCCCGGTTCGTCCTGATCGACGTGAAGAAAGGGGGCTTCGGCCCCTTTTCTTTTTCCTGAAATCAGGTATATTGCAGTCAATCCGGGGTTTCCGGTGTATCTAACCAGTCCCGGCTGGACGGCATGCAGATAGATACACCTTGACTCGCATGTGAGGAACACAAAATGGGTTTCGCATCTCACCTTGGCCCTTGGCGCCTCGGCACCGTTAAAGACACCACCGGAACTACCGCAGGCACGATCAGCAACATGGGTTGCACAGTCGTTGCTCAGTCCGGCACCATCACCAAAGCCACCACCACCGCCGCTAACGTGGCAGTGCTGCCCGCAGGCTCTCAGATCCTCAACATTTTTGTTGACGTGACCGAAGACTTCAACGCTGGCACTGGCAACACCATCACCATCAAGGCTGGCAACACCACGATCGGTACTGTTGGCGGCGCAAGCACCACGCCCATCTCTGCAGGTCGCGCAACCGTGACTCTGGCTGCTCCGGCAACTCTGGTGAACGTTGGTGCAACCGACGCAATCATCACTGCTGTGTTTGCTGGTGTGGGCACAACTGCTACAACCGGTATTGCAACAGTCACTCTTGGCTACGTTGTCCGCAACTCGGACGGCGCTCAAGCTCCGACCAGCCAGCAAGTCTGATAGGGGTAACCCATCATGATGCAAACCGATGTATTGCTGACGCAACCATTGGGCGCCTCCAACACCTTTAAGGTGCAGGGGGGCGCCGCTCTTGGTCCGTGCCGCATCAAAGCCATCTATGGAACATCTGCAGCTCTCGCAGGTACGGTGGTTTTGTACGACGGTTCTGATACCAACGGCAAGCCCATCGGTACGATCAGCACGCCGACGGCTGCAAACCAAGGCACGTACTACCTGCTGCTTCCCGGCGAAGGCATTGTTGTGCGCACTGGCGTTTATGCAGCCATCACAAACGTTGACTCTGTGATGCTGATTTATGGCTGAGCACAAACAAGCTGACTTGCGGGGCCGCAGTCTTTTCATTGCGATCCCGGCCTACGATGGCAAGCTGAACATCAAGACAGCTTTTGCCCTGGCCCAGCTCATGCCAAAGGCATTGGGCCTGGGGGTCAGCGTGTTTCTTTCGGACATGTCCAACTGCTCCATCATCACGATGGCGCGGAACGCTTTGGTCAATGAGTTCCTCAAGACCGAAGCGACGGACATGCTCTTCATTGACTCGGACGTTATCGCCACGCCTGACGATGTGTTGCGCCTCCTGGCCCAGCACACAGGCCGCGACGTGACGGCCGGCATGTATCCGCGCCGCGCCAAAGACAAGCGTTTCTTCCTGGATCTTCACTACGACCAGGATGGAAACTTTGTTTTTGAGGGTTCGTTGATGCAAGTTAAGCGGGTGGGCACTGGCTTCATGATGATCAGTCGTGACATCATCGAGCGCATGATTGCCGCACACCCAGAATGGCAGTATGAGAACAAAGAAGGCAACGGCACCGTTGCTGGCGTGTTCGACTTTGCCATTAAAGATGGTCGGTTTGTGGGCGAGGACTACCTCTTCTGCGATCGCGTTGCAGAGCTTGGTGGCAAAGTGTGGGTTGATGTGGACATCAGCTTGCCGCACATTGGCACAGAGGCGTTTACCAACAATTTCCGAGAAGAAGTGCTGATTCCCATGCTTGAGAATTTGCGTGCTTCTCGCTTAAAGGTTGCAAATGGCTAAGACACCAGCATGGCAGCGCAAAGAAGGCAAGAATCCAAAGGGTGGCTTGAATGCCAAGGGACGCGCTTCGGCCAAAGCCCAGGGCATGAATCTCAAGCCGCCGGCGCCGAACCCAAAGACCAAGGCCGACAAAGGACGGCGCGACTCTTTCTGCGCAAGGATGAGTGGGATGAAGGAAAAGCTCACCTCCGAGAAGACGAAGAACGATCCGAACAGCCGGATCAACAAGAGCCTGCGGGCTTGGAACTGCTGAAGGTGAGCAGATGGAGCTGATGCTGTGGAACGTTGCACTCTCATTCATCTCTGCCTTGATCCTCATGTGGGTCAAGTCAACGGTGGACGAGGTAAAACGAATTCAGATTCTTTTGAACCGAACTCGGGAAGAGATCGCCAAGGAGTACGTCACCAAAGAGGACGTGCACAGCGACATCAACCGGGTCATTCAGCGCCTTGACCGCCTGGACGAGAAGCTGGACGCATTCATGAAGGAGCAGCGCAGTGCCCTCAGTTAGCAAGAAGCAACACAACTTCATGGCGGCCGTGGCTCACAGCCCTGAGTTTGCCAAGAAGGCTGGCGTGCCCATGTCGGTGGGCAAAGATTTCATCAGCGCGGACAAGGGCCGCAAATTTGCAAAAGGTGGCGTCATGGACAAAGAGACCAAAGCAGAGATGAAGGCGGACAAGAAGCAAGACGTCTCCCTCATCAAGAAGGCATTCAAACAGCACGATGCTCAAGAGCACAAGGGCAGCAAGGGCACCAAGCTCAAGCTGGCTGCCGGCGGCTACACCAAGGCTGCAGACGGCATTGCGCAGCGCGGCAAAACCAAAGCCAAGCAAGTCGTGATGAAGCGCGGCGGCATGTGCAAGTGAGGTGAATCATGGCAACACAAGAAGAGATTGAACAGGCCAAGCAGGAAGCTGCTGACGCCAAAATGCGCGAGAAGGCTGCCAAGGCCTACGAAGACTCGCTGACCACGACCAAAACCGCTCCGGTCAAAAAGGCCAAAGGTGGTTATGTGCGTGCAGCCGATGGTATTGCCCAACGCGGCAAGACTCGCGGCAAGATCATCTAAGGGGCCGACCATGATGGCAAGCCGAGGAATGGGGGCCATCGCTCCCAGCAAGATGCCCAAGGGCGTGCGCAAAGCGCGTCGGGACAACACGGATTTCACCCAGTACGCCGAGGGCGGTCAGGTGTGGGACAAGCCTCGGCCAAAGGATTTGGGTGCGCCCCAAAAACTCAGTCCCGCCAAAAAGGCCAGCGCAAAAGCCAGTGCCAAGCGGGCGGGGCGGCCCTACCCCAATCTGATCGACAACATGCGTGCTGCAAGGAGCAAGTGATGGCTGAGAAATTCATTCAGAAGGCAATCAAGAAGCCTGGCGCCCTGCGCGAATCTCTTGGCGTCAAGAAGGGGGAGAAGATCCCCGCAGCCAAGCTGGTAAAGGCCGCCAAGGCCCCCGGCAAGATGGGCCAGCGCGCCCGCCTGGCACAGACTCTGAAAAAACTGGGCAAGTAAATGGCCAACACGACCGGAACCACACTGTTCAACCTGGACTTCACGGAAATTGCCGAGGAAGCCTGGGAGCGCGCCGGTCGTGAGATGCGCACCGGCTACGACCTGCGCACGGCTCGTCGCTCGATGAACCTGATGACCATCGAGTGGCAGAACAAAGGCATCAACATGTGGACGATCGAGCCTGGCACGATCACCCTTGTTCCTGGCCTGAACACCTACCCGCTGCCCACCGACACGATTGATCTGCTCGAGCAGGTCATCCGCACCGGCGCCAACGTGGCGTCTACCCAGTCGGACCTGAACATCACCCGCATCAGTGTTTCTACTTATGCGACGATCCCCAACAAGCTTGTCCAGGGCCGGCCCATCCAGGTTTGGGTGCAGCGTTACTCTGGCGATCGCAACCCGATCGCTGGCAAGCTGGTGTCTACGATCAACAGCACCACGACTTCTATCGAGCTGACCTCAGTGGATGGCCTGCCGGCGTTTGGCTACATCGACATCGACTCCGAAACGATCTTCTACCAGTACATCACTGGCACCACCCTTGGCGGCTGCGCGCGCGGCCAGAACGGCACCACGGCAGCCCAGCACCTGGACACCCTGGTGACCCTGTATTGGAACCAGCTCCCGGCCGTCACGGTCTGGCCGACACCCGACAACTCCCAGACCTACACATTCGCCTATTGGCGCATGCGTCGCGTCCAAGACGCTGGGGATGGCGTGGAGATCGCCGACCTGAACTTCCGCTTCCTGCCTGCCCTCACGGCCGGCCTGGCCTATCACATCGCCGTCAAGGTTCCTGAGTTGATGGAGCGCGTGCCCATGCTCAAGCAGATGTACGACGAAGCCTACGAGACGGCCGCCGGAGAGGATCGAGAGAAGGCTGCAGTCCGGTTTGTGCCGCGTCAGATGTTTATCGGCGGAGGCACCCCGTAATGGGGAATCGGTTTGCTTCAGGAAAATACAGCATCGCCATGTGCGATCGCTGTGGGCAGCAATTCAAGCTCAAAAAGCTGAAGCAAGAGATCATTAAAACCAAGCTGTTCCAGCTCAAAGTGTGCGAGGAGTGCTGGGATCCTGACCATCCGCAGCTCCAGCTTGGCATGTACCCGGTGGATGACCCCCAGGGCGTGCGGGAGCCGCGCAAGGACACCACCTATGTCACCTCGGGCATCAACGTGGACGGATATGTTTCCGGGGGCTCGAGGGACATCCAATGGGGCTGGAACCCGGTTGGCGGCGCCAGCCTCCAGGACGCAGGAATCACACCAAACTACTTGGTGGCAACGACAAGTGTTGGTACAGTAACGGTATCTTAAAAGGAGTCGATCATGGCTTACACACGCGCAGCAGACGGCATTGCCAAAAAGGGCAAAACCAAAGGCAAAAACTACGGTGACACCGGCCCCACGGTTGGCATGCAAAAAGGCCCGAGCAAGGGCGCTGGCGCAGGCAAACTGAATGCCGACATGAAGACCATGGGCCGCAACCTGGCCAAGGTCGCCGCACAGAAGCGAGGCTAATCATGGCAAAGAACGATTCCGCTCCGACAAAAAAGGCCGGCGCTTATCCTTTGGGTCACGCCAAAGATAACAAGCCTGCCAGCGCTTATGAAAATCGGTACAAGGAAGCAATTCCTGCGCTTGATGCTCGTGCGAACCGCAGCAAGCTCAGCACCGTTGACGCTGGGGTTGGGAACATCTCCAAGTCCGGCGGCGAGATTCCTGCAAAGACCAGTGGCGTGAAGATTCGCGGCACAGGCGCTGCAACCAAAGGCGTGATGGCTCGAGGCCCGATGGCTTGATATGAACTACGCAGAACTCGTCACCGCAGTACAAGACTACTGCGAAAACAATTTCCCAACGCTGGACATGAACATCATGATCCAGCAGGCTGAGCAGCGCATCTATAACACGGTGCAGCTTGCCAACTTGAGGAAAAACGTGACGGGCGTGACGCAGGCCAACAACAAGTATGTGTCTGCGCCGAACGACTTTCTTTCTGTGTATTCGATTGCCATCTACCCCAGCGGTGGTGGGGCGTATACGTACCTTCTCAACAAGGACGTGAACTTCATTCGCGATGCGTACCCAAACCCAACCAGCACTGGCAAGCCAAAGCACTACGCCATTTTTGGGCCGAACAGCAACGACCAGAATGAACTGACGTTCATTCTTGGTCCGACGCCTGATGCGATCTATGGCGTTGAGCTTCACTACTACTACTATCCAGAGTCGATCGTCACAGCAGGCACAACCTGGCTGGGTGACAATTTTGATTCCGCGCTTCTGTACGGCACCATCATGGAAGCCGCTCTGTACATGCGCATGGAAACAGACATGGTGAACTTTGCTACCGCTCGCTACACGCAAGCGATTGCACTGCTCAAAAACCTGGGTGATGGCAAGCAGCGCGCTGATGCCTACCGCGACGGGCAAGTTAGGGTCAAGGTGTCATGAGCATTCTGCAAACACAGACCACCAGCTTCAAGGCGGAGCTGTACCAGGCCATCCACAACCTGGCCACAGACACGCTCAAGATTGCCCTGTACAACGGCAACGCAAACTTGAACGAAGCCACCACAGAGTACACGACTGCCAACGAAGTCAGCGGCACAGGGTATGTGGCCGGCGGAGTGGCTCTTACCGGTGTGACAATCAACTCTTCCGGCTTCACGGCATACGTAGACTTTGACAACGTGGTCTTCAACGCCGCAGTGACCGCCAGGTGCGCTCTTATTTACAACTCCAGCAAGGCAAACAGATCTGTTGCTGTGCTGGATTTTGGCTCGGACAAAACATCCGCCAACTTTACAATCACAATGCCTGCGAACACGGCATCGTCGGCTCTGATTCGTTCTTCCAACTGAGGAAAAAATGGCACTTATTACCACCACCAAAGGCGAGATGGACGAGTCCCTTCTTGAGAAGAAGGAGGGCGCAGTCGATAATGAAAACGAATACACGACCTGGGTCGAGTATTGGCATGAAGGCGAGCTTGTGCACCGTTCGGTGCATGTGACGCTGAAGAAAACCGTAACCCTCGCTGCCGAGGCAGCATCCATCGCATAAGGAGCCAATCATGGCCAACACCCAAGCAATGTGCACCAGCTTCATGCAGGAACTGATGACCGGCACGCACAACTTCACGCCTTCCACCGGAGACAGCTTCAAAGCTGCGCTTTACCTGGCTTCGGCCACCGTAAACGCCTCGACCACGGCGTACAGCAGCACTGGCGAAGTGACGGGCACAAACTACACCGCTGGCGGTGTGGCAGTGACTAACGCAAACGCCCCGGCCTCGACCAACTCGTCGGCTACTGCAGGCGTGGCGTATTGGACCCCCAGCGCCAGCATTACGTACACCAACGTGACCCTGACGACCGCCTTTGATGCTGTGTTGATCTACAACTCGTCCAAGTCTGACAAGGCTGTGAGCGTGCATACCTTCGGTTCGCAAACCGTGACCGCCGGTACGTTCACCCTGACGATGCCGACCAACAACACCACGAACGCTCTGCTGCGTCTGGCCACGACCTGATCCAGCTTCTAAGGAGGCTGGACCATGACAACCGCATGGGGTTCCGGCGCATGGGGTGAATATTCCTGGGGTGGCCAGCAATCGGCCATCTCGGGCGTTAACGCATCTGGCGCTGCGGGGACTGCTGGTGTAAATGTCACCGTTGCCTTGACCGGCGTCGGTGGCGCAGGTGCGGTTGGATCTGTTTCTGCCGCCAAGGCGGTCGCCCTTTCCGGGGTTCCTGCTTCGGGCGCTGTCGGGTCAGTCACCGGGGCCGCGTTCTATTACGCCGCCATCACTGGCGTTCAAGCTGATGGTGCGGTCGGGTCGGTTGCAGTCGCAGATCGACAGTTTGCGCTCACGGGCGTTGATGCGGTTGGCTACGCCGGGGCGCTGGAGATTCCAGGGCGCGAGGCCCAACTGGTTGGCGTCGGTGCAACCGGCGAGGTTGGGTCAGTTACGCAGTCGTCTTCAGAGCAGGAAGATGGCGTCGTTGCCAACGGCGCAGTAGGTACGGTTGGGATTTCCCGCACGGTGGCGCTGTCTGGTGTCGGAGCCTCTGGTGCTGTCGGTAATGTCGGGTTTGCTTACGCTGCCGCCCTGACAGGTGTTCAGGCTGCTGGTGCTGTGGGCGATGTCGCTCCCGCTGCGGCCCCGGCGATTACGGGCGTCCAGGCTGACGGCGCTGTTGACTCGATGACATTCCAGTGGGTTGCTGGCGGCAACCAGGCTGACGGTGCCGTTGGGTCGGTGGGCAAGAGCATCACAGTGGCGCTCACGGGCGTCATGGGCCACGGACTGATTGGCAATGAAGTGCCAGTGGTCAACCAGTCCATCTCCGGGGTGGCGGCAACAGGCGCGGCCGGGTCCGTTGGCATGGGCGGCCGCACGGTTGCCTTGAATGGTGTCTTGGGCCAGGGTTCGGTTGGCAATCTGGGCGTGCTGTACTGGAGCCTGATTGATGACAATCAGAATGCCAACTGGCAGAATATCAACAATTCCCAGACTGCGGGCTGGGAGATTATCAGAACGGAATAGGGGTCGTAAATGACAACTGCATACTCAACCAACCTTGGCTTGGCATTGCCGGTTCAGGGCGAACTCTCGGGTACGTGGGGCGACACGGTAAACAACGGTATCACGCAGTACTCGGACATCTCGATTGCTGGTACGTTGACGCTCAACGGTGATGGTGCAGTTACGCTGTCCCTCACAAACGGCAATGCTGCGGGGACAAACATCGGCAGCACCACGGCGCAGTATGCGGTGTTGCGAATCACTGGCACGCTGACAGCCACCAAAGTGATTACCGCTCCGTCTTCCAGCAAAATCTATCTGGTAGACAACGCAAGCTCTGGTGGTTTTGGTGTCACGATCAAAGCGTCTGGCCAAACAGGTTACACAGTTGCTGCAAGCACAAAGGCCTACGTCTACTTCAACGGCACGGACTATGTGCTGGCCTCGACCAACGACGTTTCCAAACTGTCTGGGCTTCTTAGCCTGGCCACGCAAGTTACCGGCACCCTCCCGGTGGCCAACGGCGGTACGGGCGCAGCCACGCTGACAGCAAACAATGTTCTCTTGGGCAACGGTACTTCTGCGCTTCAAGTCGTAGCCCCAGGCACTTCCGGTAACGTGCTGACATCCAACGGCACAACCTGGCAATCCACAGCACCTACGGGTGTCACCACTGGCAAATCCATCGCAATGGCGATGATCTTCGGCTTCTAAGGAGCAAACATGGCAAACCCGAACATCGTTGCCGTTACCGCGATCTACGGCAACACGACCTACCTGACACCCAGCGGCACGTCCGCAGTGGTGCTTCTGCCCAACGCAGCCTCAAGCGGCAAGGTCTTCAAGATCGACAACGTGGTCGTCTCCAACACCACAGCTTCTGCTGCCAACGTGACGGTCTCGATCTACACCAACGGCGCTGTGGCTCAAGGCTCTGCCCCCTCAGGCGGCACGGCCTACCCCATCGTGTCCACGGTGTCTGTCCCCGCCTACTCTTCGCTGATTGCTGTGGACAAGACCACATCGTTCTACCTGCAAGAAGGCACTTCGATCACCGTCACTTCGGGCACTGGCAGCGCACTGACCTACTCGGTGTCCTACGAAGACATCTCTTGATAGGGGGTAGCCAATGTCGATGACTCGTCAAGCCGGGATCATCCTTCCGGGCTACAACCCTTTGCTGGTCGCCAACGCGCCGACCATTGGCACTGCTACGGTTGCAAGTGGCACATCTGTGTCGGTTGCTTTTACGGCGCCTTCATGCACCGGGGGTAGTGTGATTACGACCTACACGGCGTACTGCACAACAACTGGAGCAAACACAGCAACAGGCGCTTCATCTCCAATTACAGTTACAGGCTTGACGACTGGGCAAACGTATGCGTTTAAGGTAGTTGCCACCAACATTTACGGCCCAAGTTATCCCAGCGCGGCAAGCAACAGCGTAGTTGTCCAAGTTGTTGGGCAGCAAGCATACACAACTGCCGGAACATACTCTTGGGTTGCACCATCTGGAGTTACATCTGTTTCGATTGTTGCTGTTGGAGGCGGCGGAGGCGGAGGATTTTCAGAAAAAGGCTCTGGAGGTGGCGGTGGCGGCGCGCTCCGATACAAAAATAATGTTTCTGTTACTCCATCTAATTCATATACCGTTGTTGTTGGTGCTGGGGGTAACGGCGGCACTTCTTGTGCCTCAGGCCCAACATCTGGAGGAAATTCTTATTTTTGTTCAACCGGTGTAATAAATGCGCCTGGCGGGGCTGCCCCCGCGAATTTTTCTTGCAGCCGTTCTGTAGGTGGTAATGGCGGTACTTCCGCTACCGGCTGCGGAGGCGGTAATGGCGGAAAAGGTGGTGGAGGGTTTATCCCGTCTTGCCAACGCATGGGCGGCGGTGGTGGGGGTGCTGGCGGTTATTCCGGTGCTGGTGGCATAGGTAAAAACAGAATCAGTCCATTTTGCGGGCCGACATCAGGTTGCGGCGGTGCGGGTGGTGGCGCATTTGTTTCTACATGCGTAGCTGGATCAGCGGGCTCTGGCGGCGGCGGAGTGGGAATTCTTGGGCAAGGATGCAATGGTGCTGCCGGTTCTTCTACAAATACTACATCTAATGGTAAAGGCGGTTCTGGCGGAAGCAATGGATCGTTGGCTGGTTACTCTTGCAACAATAAAAACCCAGGCGGCGCAGGCGGCGCTTACGGCGGAGGGGGAGGTGGTGGCGGGACTGCTTCTTTTTCATACACTGCGGCGGGAGGAAATGGTGGTGTTGGCGCAGTCCGCATCATCTGGCCCGGTACAACTCGCTCGTTCCCATCGACAAATACGGGGAATCTGTAAATGCCAAACTTTTCTGGAATCTGGTCAACAGCACAGCAGTTTCAGGCTCGTGGTCAGAACATCTGGCCCAAGCCGCCTGATGCACCGACGATTGGCACGGCCACGGCGGGTACGAGCAACTGCGCCTCTGTGACTTTCTCCGCCCCAGCATGTACGGGCAAATACCCTGCTGGCATTTCAACTTACACGGTGACATCAACACCCGGCAGCTTCACCGCTACCGGAGCGGCATCGCCGTTGACTGTGACGGGGTTGACCACAGGCACGAGCTACACATTCAAGGTCAAGGCCAACGGTTCTGGTGGCTTGACTGGCCCTTGTAGTGCTGCGTCAAACAGCATCACAGCTACGGTTGTGACTTGCACCACATACACAACGGCAGGCACATACTCTTGGGTTGCACCAACTGGCGTTACGTCAGTCGCAGTTCTCGCAGTTGGCGGTGGTGGGGCTGGTCGGAACTATGCTTGCGGCGGTGGCGGCGGTGGCGGTGGCTTGGGTTACAAAAACAGCATCTCAGTCACTCCTGGAAATTCTTATACCGTCGTTGTTGGAGCCGGTGGCGCTACGGCAAATGCAGCCGGTGGTAGCTCATCTTTTAACAGCACGACAGTTGTTGCAACTGGCGGCGCTGGTGGGTCAACCCGAACTGGCGGAACGTACTCCGGTTGCGGTGTTTTGGGCGGCACTGGTGGCGCTGGAGCAAACGCACAAATGGGAGGCGGCGGCGGCGCTGCTGGTTATTCTGGAAATGGTGGTGCTGGTGGCAGCACTGTTGGCGGCGTTACTGCTCCGGCTGGTGGCGGCGCTGCTGGCGGTCGAACTGGCGCTTATTTCCAGGATTGCGTAAACCCCTATAAGCGCACTGGCGGTAGCGGTGGCGGCGGCGTAGGTCTTTTTGGTCAAGGAACGAGTGGTAACAACTACGGACTTGGTGGCAGCGGAGGCGCAAACGCTTGCCAAAACGCATACAGCCAAAGTGGTAGCAAAGACGGAACGTCTGGAGCGCTTTATGGGGGCGGTGGCGGCTCAAGCGGAGAATGTGGGGCAGGCGGTTCTGGAGTTTTTGGCCCAGGCGCACGCGGTGCAGTTCGTATTGTTTGGGCTGGGGGCACTCGCGGCACCCCGTCTTTCCCCTCTACAAACGTAGGCGCATAAGACATGAGCAAAAAATATCCTGGTGGAATTATTCGTGGCACCCCGGTCACGCCGACTGCAACGTCGGCACCGGGCATCTGGACTGTGTGCCAAGCACAGAACTACACCAAAGCAGGCATCTGGCCGCGCTCTCCTGGTGCGCCTACGATTGGCACGGCTACGGCCGGCCCTGAAAATGCGTCTGTGACATTTACTGCGCCTTCCGATACGGGTAGCGCGTCGATCACTTCGTACACAGTAACCTCAACTCCCGGAAGCATTACTGGGACTGGTGCATCTTCCCCGATCACTGTCAGCGGGCTTACGGCAGGTACTGCGTACACGTTCAAGGTGAAAGCGACCAACGGCGCTGGCACAGGCCCAGAAAGCGCTGCATCAAACTCCGCGACTCCGACTGTTGCTGTTTATGGTTCTAGAACCTATGAAATTGCAGGCACGTATTCTTGGGTCGCACCCGCAAACGTGACAAGCGTATCTGCGGTTGCTGTTGGCGCTGGCGGCCCTGGTATACGGTACCCTGTTTGCTGCGTTGGTTGTAGAAACCCTGGTGGTGGCGGCGGCGCTCTTGCGTATGCAAACTGCATTACCGTTGTGCCAGGAAACTCTTACACGATTGTTGTTGGTGCCGCCTCGATTTCCGCTTCTGGCGGGTACAGTTCCTTCAACACAACTTCTGTTAGAGCCAACGGCGGTTCTATGGCTTGCGGCGTTACTGGCGGCGCTGGTGGAACTGTGGTTTATGGCTCTGGCGGTGCTGGCGGCAAGGGTGGTAACAGCACAACGTACACGCAAGGAGCGGGCGGTGGTGGTGCTGGAGGGTATGCTGGCGCTGGCGGTCAGGGTGGAGCAACAGGGTCTCCCGGTTGCTGCGGTTCTGGCGGTGCCGGTGGCGGCGGCGCTGGCGCTTACAGTTCATCGAACGTAGGTTCTGGCGGCGGCGGTGTTGGTATATACGGCCAAGGGAGCAGTGGCGCTGGTGCAGCATTGGCACTCTCTCCATCTCGTGGTGGCGCAGGAAGCTGCGGCTCAACACCGTACATCCCGTTTTACCCAACCGTAACTTCCTCTTACGGTGGTTACTATGGTGGCGGCGGAGGCATGAACTCCAGTCAAAGAGGTTACCCGGGAATTGGTGCCGTTCGCCTGATGTGGCCTAGTCCTGCTCGCAAGTTCCCATCAACAAATGCAAGCATCAATTACAGCAAATGGGGTGAGGCGCTTTACACAACCGCAGGAACTTATTCCTGGGTTGCACCGTCCTGCGTTACTTCAATTTCTGTTGTTGCGGTCGGCGGTGGCGGAGGAAACACCCTGCTTTCCTGCATAGGTTACTCAGGTGGCGGTGGTGGTGGACTCGGCTACAAGAATAACTATTCCGTTACACCCGGAAGCTCTTACACAGTTGTTGTTGGCTCCACGGGGGTGACTGCATCTGGGGGCGATTCTTATTTTTGCTCAACATGCGTTGTTAAAGGTGGTGGCGGCGTTCGTTCTGGCGGTGGTGGTGTCGGAGGGACATATACCGGCACAGGCGGAGGAAATGGCGGCAGAGGCTGGCCTGTTTGCGGCTATGGCGGCGGCGGCGGCGGTGCTGGCGGCTATTCTGGTACTGGCGGTAATGGCGGCGCTGGCTCTGGCGCGACTGCTGGCACTGGCGGCGCTGGCGGTGGCGGTGTTCGAGGCGGCGCTGGTGGAGGTGTTGGGGTTTACGGCCAAGGCAGCAATGGCGCTGCCGGGTCAACTGCATCGTCTTGCCAATATAACGGGTATGCTGGTAGCTGCGGCCTGCGGTGCTCCCTGTATGTCGGAACGAGCGGTCGCTATGGTGGCGGCGCAGGAGGCAACTGCGGTGCTGCCAAGCCGGGTATTGGAGCGTTGCGAATTGTTTGGCCCGGCAATACCCGGACCTTCCCATCAACCTGTGTTTATCAATCCTAATTTTCAGGAGCAAACATGAACTTGTACATCGAAACCAAAGACGGCCAGACCGTCAATCACCCGGCTTTTGAGGACAACCTCATGCAAGCCTTCGGCCAGATTCCTGACCACTGGGAACCCTTCGTGCGTGTTGAGCGCCCCACGCCCGGCGTGTACGAGGTGCTGGAGTCCGATATGCCGACCTACGAGAAGGTCAACGGCACCTGGACGGATGTCTGGTCGATCCGACCCATGACAGACGCGGAAAAAACCGCACTCCAGCAGTCGGTAAAAGACGCCTTCAACGCCCGTGAGCAGGCCGAAAACTGGGCCGCCTGGGTGTTTGATGAGGCCACCTGCACAATGCAGCCGCCGATCCCGCGCCCCGAGCCGGATCAGGCCAAGCTGGCTCAGAACATTTTCACCTTCTGGTGTGGTGCGGACAACAACTGGAAAGACACCCCGGCACGTCCGACTGACGGCGGTCAATACAAGTTTGATTTCCTTGCCTGGGCCTGGGTCAGCGCAGCATAATCAGCTCTCCAACAACCAAAACGGAGAATCGCATGGCAAAGACTGCAAAAAAGGCAAAGAAGGTCTGCAAGGCCGCCGAACAGGTGGCCGAGGTCGTTCAAAACACACAACTGAACGTCGCGTTCCACTTTCCTTGCCCGATCTACCTGATCGAGCGCCCTGACTTCTTGGAGTCAGTGATGGAGGTGTCGGAAGAGAGCCTTGAAGTCCAGCGCAAAGCGCAGGAACTCAACGAAATCTATCCGGTGGTCATGAGCGGCAACTACTACGCCGACCCGCGCATTGCCAAGTTCTCCGAGTTTGTGGGGGCCACGGCCTGGAACATCCTTAACGAGCAGGGCTACGCCATGCAGGACAAGGTGGTGTCGTTCACCGAGATGTGGACGCAAGAGCACCACAAGCACTCCGCGATGGATCAGCACGTTCACGGCTACGGCTCACAGATCGTGGGCTTCTACTTCCTTGAGGTGCCAGAGGGTTCGTCGCGTGTGGTGTTCCACGATCCGCGCATGGGCAAGGTGCAGATCGACCTGCCCGAGCAGGACATTAACAACGCCACCATCGCCAGCAAGATGATTAACTTCGAGGCCAAGCCCGGCCTGATGATCTTTGCCAACTCGTGGCTGGCCCATGCGTTCACTCGCCATGCTGCTGACAAGCCGATCAAGTTTGTCCACTTCAACCTTGCCGTTCAGATGGCCCAAACCGCTCCTGCATGCCCAATGCCTGCTGCGGAGGTTGTGTGAACAAGTACAGCATTCGCTTCAACAAGACTCGCGGCCAGCCCGGTCGCGGCACGATGGATCACGTTTGGCGTGTTTTTGAAGGCGACAAAGAGTTCTTGTTTAAAGAGCTGGACATCCACGTGCCTGTGCGCAGTGAGAAGGACAAAAACGGTGTTGACTACAACATCGTCTGCACCGGCTACCTGCACATCGACCGTGAAACGTCCACGGCCACCATCCTGGCAAAAGCTCCGATCCCCAAAAAGGCGGTAGTGGTGGAGTGATATGAAAGACTGGCTTGTTGCATTCCTCGCAGCGGCCAGTCTCCTTTGGCTGGCCTTGTGGACGGCCTATGTTTTGATCTCGTACTGGAGATGACATGGAAGAAACACAGACCATTGAGACAGCCAAGGAAGTCGCCGGCAAGTCGATCGGCAAGTACGGCCTGATGTACATCACCCTGATCGTGCTGATTGGGGTGGGCTCGTCTTACTTTCTGCCGGAAGCAGCCATCACTGCTGTGATGACCATGATTGGTGGCGCGCTGGTTGCCATCATCAACATGATGAACGGCATCGCCGGCACAGCCGAAAAGCAGGAGAAGCCCGAGTTTGGCGTCATGCACGAGCTGATCCGTAGGATTGACAAGCCCGAGCAGCCCATGAAGGTGACCGTCGAGGGTGGCAAAGTCACCGTGACCAAAGGCGACGACACAGTGGAGGCGAACAATGTTTGAGCTACTTGGTGGCGGCGTCTTGGGAGGCCTGATTGGTGGCGTGTTCCGCCTGGCGCCTGAAGTCCTAAAGTTCTTCGACAAGAAGAATGAGCGTCAGCATGAGCTGGCCATGTTTGACAAGCAGTGCGACCTGGAGAAGGTCCGTGGTCAACAGAAGCTGGCCGAGATCGGTGCACAGCGCGAGGCGGCCGTGGACTCCGGGGTCATGGATGCCTTCAATGCCGCGATCAACCAGCAGGCCGAGATGGTCAAGGCTGCAGGTGGCTGGGCAGCCTCCCTGTCCGCCTCGGTTCGCCCGGTGGTGACCTACTGGGTGTTGTTCATCTGGTCGTTTGTGCACGTCTGGTTTGCCTGGAACGCCTGGATGGCCGGGCTGCCTCCGTCCGATGTGTTTAAGACCATGATGACGCCAGACTTTTCGGCCCTTCTGTCTGGCACCATTAACTACTGGTTCCTCGACCGGACCCTCAAGCAGCGTGGTCTATGAACCTGGAGCTTGCTGCAGCCCTGTGCCGCCAGTTTGAGGGGTTCAGGTCAAAACCATACCTGTGCCCCGCCGGCATCCCCACGATTGGGTATGGCAGCACCTACTACTCGGACGGCCGTAAGGTCACGCTGCAGGATCGGTTCATTTCAGAACAGGCCGCCAATGACCTTTTGCTGGAGGAACTGCACCACACCTACGCACCAGGTGTTTTGAGGCTTTGTCCGGTTTTGGCCACGGATGAGCGTAAACTCAACGCCATAGTAGATTTTGCCTACAACCTGGGTGTTGGTCGGTTGCAAACTAGCACATTGCGTAGGAAAATCAACGCCCAGGACTGGGACGGTTCCAAAGAGCAATTGATGCTCTGGACCCGTGGTGGCGGCAAGGTGCTGCCCGGACTGCTTAAACGTCGTCAGGCTGAATGCTTACTGATGGACTAACCTATGCCGCTCAAGAAGATCCTTTTCAAGCCGGGCGTTAACCGCGAGAACACTAGATACACCAACGAAGGGGGTTGGTACGTATCGAATTTGGTACGTTTTCGCCAGGGCACCCCTGAAAAGATTGGTGGTTGGCAGAGGATCTCCGGCTACACTTTTCTTGGCGTTTGCCGCTCTCTGTGGAACTGGGTCACCCTTGCCGCGTTGAACCTGATCGGCGTCGGCACAAACTTGAAGTTCTACATTGAAAAGGGTGGCGCTTACTACGACATCACCCCGTTGCGCTACCAGACCGATGCTCCGGTTACGCTGACCAACCCATTTGACACGACGCTTGGTTCTGCTGTCATCAATGTGAACGACACTGCCCATGGCATGGTGACGGGTGACATTGCCACCTTCTCTGGCGCCGTGGCTGTTGGCGGCATCCCAGCAGACTTTCTCAACACCAATCACTTTGTCACGGTGATTGGGGTTGACGACTACACAATCACCGTGCCTGCGGCGGCCACATCGACCGTGACCGGAGGCGGTGGCGCATCGGTGTCTGCGGTTTATAAGCGGTTCAACTACACGCTCAGCAACCCATTCACTGCCACACTGAACTCGAGCGTGATCTCTGTTGCACACACGGCTCACGGTTGTGTGACTGGTGACTTTGTGACGTTCGCGACACCGAGCGGACTTGGTGGAAACATCACTGCCGCGATTTTGACCGGCGAGTTCCAGGTAACGGTTACGGGCGCCAACAGCTACACAATCACTGTTGGCGCAACGGCCAACGCTACTGACGTTGCGGGCTCTCCTGGCGGCGGATCGGTCACGGCCCAATACCAGATCAACGTCGGTCCTTCCTACCAGGTTCCGCTGACAGGTTCGGGCGGCGGTCCGTGGGGCTCCGGCACCTGGGGCAACGGCATTTCATCTACGGTTGATCTGCGCATCTGGAGCCAGATGAACTTTGGTGAAGATTTGATCTTTGCCCCACGCGACGGCGCCATCTATTACTGGGATGCCACCGACGGAGTGACCGCAAGGGGGCACAAGGTTTCCGATCTGTACGGCGCTTCAGACGTGCCCGTTTCTCAGCGCTTGATCTTTGTGTCCGACACCAGCCGATTCGTGTTTGCATTTGGCTGCAACGAGATTGGCTCTGTTGTCCAAGACCCAATGCTGATCCGCTGGTCGGACCAGGAATCGGTTACCAACTGGACGCCAGCCGCTACCAACCAAGCAGGCGGCATCCGTCTGTCTCACGGTTCTACGATTGTCGCAGCGGTTCAGACTCGCCAGGAAATCGTGGTATTTACTGATTCGTCCGTGTACTCGCTTCAATACCAGGGCGCCCCCGTTGTTTGGGGTGTCCAGCTCTTGGGCGACAACATTTCCATCTACAGCCAGAATGCAGCCGTGATTGCTTCCGGCAAGGTCTACTGGATGGGGGTGGACAAGTTCTATGTGTACGACGGCCGCGTTCAGACGCTGCGCTGCGACCTGCGAAACCACATCTTCAGCGACATCAACCAAAGCCAGAACCTGCAGATCTTTGCTGGGACCAACGAGGGCTTCAACGAGGTCTGGTGGTACTACTGCTCAGCCAACAGCACGACGATCGACAAGTACGCCATCTACAACTACGCAGAGGACGTTTGGTACTACGGCAGCCTGGCGCGCACGGCATGGCTGGACTCCGGCTTGCGCGACTACCCGGTTGCCGCCACGTACAGCTACAACCTGGTCAACCATGAGCAGGGCGTGGATGACAATGAAGGCGCCACATCGCTGCCTATCAATGCGGTAATCAGCTCTTCCGAGTTTGACATTGACGACGGCCACAATTTTGGCTTCATCTGGCGCATCTTGCCCGACATTACGTTCCGTGGATCAGAGGGAAGCAACACGCCGCAGGTCACCATGACTTTGGCCCCGATGCAGAACTCTGGCTCTGGCGTAAACAGCCCCGCCTCTGTTGGCGGAGTGGACAACGCAACGGTCTCTCGAGTCGCTGTTGCAACCATCGAAGAGTTCACCGGCCAGGTCTACATCCGTGTTCGCGGCCGCCAACTGATCTTTACCTGCGAGTCCAACCAGCTTGGAACGCAATGGCAGCTTGGCGCGCCACGTATTGACATCAAGCCTGATGGCCGTAGAGGCAACACATGACGATGCTCAACAAGGTCGTGCCGCCCAATCTAGCCCTTGCGCCAGACGACTATCAGCGCTCGTACCATGACCAGCTCAACAGCATCCTGCGCCTGTATTTCAACCAGCTAAACCAAGATGTAAACGAGCTGATTGGCGGCTCAGGCGGCAGGTATTTGCAGTTCCCGCAAGGTAGTTTTTACGACACAACAAACCAGTATGACGGGTCTACCACGATCCCGTATGCCATGCGGCTCAACACCACAGCTTCAAGCAACGGTGTTTACGTTGAAGATAGAACAGTATCGCTCACCGGCTCGATTGCCACGACAACTTTGACGGTGACTGCGGTGTCTGATGGCAGGCTGTATCCAGGCCAGATTCTTTCTGGCACCGGTGTAACTGCTGGCACGTATGTCTATTTGCAACTCTCTTCTACCGCAACTGCCGTCGCGACACCAACATGGGTGAGCGGCGGAGGCGTTGGTGCGACCACAGTTGTTTTGAGTGCGGTAAACAACATTGAAGAGCGACAGTTTGTGTCTGGCACTGGGGTGCCCGCAAACACTCGCGTGGTTTCGATTGATGTTGCAACCAACACCGTGACTCTTTCTGCGGCGTTTACAGTGCAGGCCGCTGGCACGTACACATTTAGCCCTTGGGGATATGAAGGCACATACTCTGTCAGCCCATCCCAAACAGTTGCAAGCACAACCATTACTGGAGCATCGTCTTCCAAAGTTGTTGTTGAGCAAAACGGCATTTACAACGTCCAGTTCAGCGCACAGTTTACGAACACTGCTGTCCAAGACCACGACGTTGACGTGTGGTTAAAGGTGAACGATGTTTCTGTAGAAAACTCAAACACCATTTACACGATCCCATCAAGTCACGGTGGCGTGCCTGGTCGACTGGGCGTGGCATTGAACTATTTTGTCCAATTGGATGTTGGGGATTATTTTGAGCTTGTTTGGCACGCAAACAACTCCAACGTATACATTGAGTACGTTGCGCCGCAAACTTCTCCAAATCGTCCTGCCGCCCCGTCTGTGATTTTGACGGTGGCTTTTGTTTCGGAGTCTTGAGATGGCACTCTATGAATCACTGACCGCGCAGAGCACGCCAGAGCAGATTGCTGCTGCGTACAAAGAGTTCACTGGCACTACGGGCGGCGATACCAAGGCCGCACAAGAAGCGGCGACCAACTACCTGACCAACCTCGGCATCTCGACTCCGACCATTTCGTCTGCGTACCAGTCATACCTTGGGGCTCCTGCTGCTCCGGCCAATCAAGTTGCGCAGCCCATGAGCAACGATGTTGCTGCTTCTGTTGTCTCTGCTCCTGCCGTTACCGCGCCGCCACCGCTTTATCAAAGCCTGACCGCCCAGAGTACGCCAGAGCAAATCGCCGCAGCCTACAACCAAGCGGTTGCTGGAGCTGGCGGAGACACTCAAGCAAACCAAAAGATTGCAATAGATTACCTGGCCAAATTGGGTGTCGCTCAGCCTGCAATGCAGACTGCCTATGACCAGTACAAGAGCGACTACGCCTCTGGCATCGCAGACAAGCTGAGCAGCGCATTTGGCGGAGCAAACCCGCAGCTCTCTGGCATCCTCTCTGGATTTGAAGCCATGAACCGTGGCGACTTCACAGAAGACCAGGCTAAGCGACTGCTGGGCGCCGACACCTTTGGCAAGTACCAGACCATGTTTGGCAACGAGGCCAAACGGTACACAGACTCGCTGCTTGCGGACAAGAGCCTGACAGGCCAAGAGGCGATCGACTTCATGCAGAACGCCCGCAAGTACGGCGTGGATGCAAATGAGTTTGCCCAGATGACTGGCTACAAGCCAGACCTGTACACCAACCTGCAAAAGTCCTACGACACCACGGTCAACAACCTGGTGGACAAGTCGTTGGAGGGAAAGACCGACCTGGGAGATCGCATCAAAACCGGCCTGGCGCTGCAGTCCAAATACGGGTTCACCGATGAAGACCTGGCCAAGGCAACCGATCTAAAGCCGGATGAACTGAAGTCCTACCTTGACCCTGTTCGCAACTTCAGTGGCGAGTTCAACAAAGTCACGTCTGCTCCAGACGCATCTGGCAAAGACATCCTGAGCTTTGTGGAAAACGCCAAGAAGAACCAGGCGGTCAACTCTGTCTACGGCACCAACCTTGACGCCCTGGACGCCAGGCTCAAAGAGCTGGACTCCAAGTGGAGCGGCTACGGCGTGGACGGCTACCAGGCTGAGAACGTCTACAACCAGCTCAGCAAGATCACCAACGCAGTCGGCGGCAAGAACTGGACCGGCGACTGGAAGGGTGGCGGCGACAACGCAGCCAAAGAAGCCACCAAGGCGCTGGTCAGCAAAGGCGTGGACAACCTGTCCGACCTCAAGGTGATGCCCAACTACGAAAAGGCCACCGCCAACGCCGAGTTCTATCAGGGCATGCCGGTGCAAACTGACGAGAACGGCGGCAAGTATGTAATCGAGCAAACCTGGGATGGCGGCGGGAACCAAAAGTACCTGCCTGCCGGCGCTCAGACGACTCCGGTGCGGGCCGAGATTGATGCCGAAGGCAACCTGGTTCAGTACAAGCCTTTGACGGAGGCGGAACTCAAAACCTACGACCCCAAGACGGGAACATACGAGCAGGCCGCCGGCAACAAGCTGGTTGACGCCAGCAGCGGCAAGGTCGTGGCCAAGGGCGAAGGTAACAACTTTGTCCTGAACGGGTACTCGAGCGGCAACTTCTTTAAGGGCAAGGATCACACCTTGGGCCTGATGATGACCGACTCTGGTGTGCCGGTCCCCTACCAAACCACCTCAAAGAGCGGCTTCCTCTACAGCCCGGCCTTCCCGATCATGGCCTCTTTGCTGCTGCCCGGCGTGGGGAGCGCTTTGAGCAGCGGGATTGCCAGCGCCACAAGCGGCTCCCTGGCTGCCGGCTCTCTGGCCAATTCGGCCCTTACCCAGGGCATCATGAGCGGCACACTGTCCAAGCTGGGCGGGGGCGAATTCGAGAAGGGGTTTGTCGGAGGGGCGGTTAACCCGCTCATTTCCGCCGGGGTTTCCAGCTTGCTGCCGACTGGCATGGACCCTGCTTTGGCCAAGACGGCGACCAACGTCGGCACGAGCGTCGCCAGCAGCGCCCTGACGGGCCGGCCGATCGACTGGACAAGCGCAGCCCTGAACGCCGGCATCCAGTATGGCGCCCAGCAATTACCTTTTAATTTGACCCCGCAGCAGTTAAACTTGCTCGGGGGTATTGCCACACCTTTGTTGCAGAATCAAGCCATTGATCCTGTTCGACTGGGCGGCATCTTGGCCAACTATGCAATCAAGAGCCAAACACCTTACAACGCAGGAGCACGATGATGGCCGACTTTAGCCTCGATGACATCGACAGCATGATCAATGACGCCTCCCAAGGCTACGATTTCAGCAATTACTTTTCGGGCGACAGCGGCGCGAACGTTGATCTTGGCAAGCTGGATTCGAGCCAGTTCTCCCTTGGCGACATTGACCAGATGTTGGCCGGCACTGACTTTGGCAGCAACTTTGACCTTGGCTCTCTCGAAGACATCGCGGCTGCAGATGCTCTGAGCGGCGTTGACACAAGTTCTTTCAAAGGGCCAATGGGTCCGATGGATGAGGCGACCGCTGGGCGTTTTGCCGACGAGTTTGCGCGATACCTTGACACGACTCAGCCAGGATTCACTGCTGCCGACCTGAGCAACCTGCCGGCGCAAGACTTTGGCGGCGCCGATGTCAACAAGTACATGGACGAATACCAGTCCAACTTGCAGAACATCATGGACAAAGGCGGCTACACCAGTCAGTGGCAGAACGTTGGCTCCGACAAGATCATGGTGTCCGACGACGGCACGGGAATCGGCATCAACACCGAGACCGGCGAGTCGTATTCCTTGGACAAGGGCCAGGTTGACAAGATGGTCAACCAGGGCCTGCTCAACAGCTACAACTCAGGCTACAACACGGCGACCGGCGGCACGAAAATCGCCCCTGGCGGCGGCAAGTATGTGACCCTGAAAGACGGTACAACTGGCGTTTTGCTGCCAGGCGGCAAGATCATCAACGTAGACACCGGCAAGGTGATTGGCACCACCGATGACGGCAAAAAGGTCACCAAGGTTGACGACGGCACAAAAACCGGCACCAAGGTGACGACGCCCGGCGGCAACAAAAACACCCAGCAGGGAATGAACTCCCTTCTGCCCCTGTTGTTGGCGATGCTGGCGATGGGCAAAGGCGGCGGCAAATCTGGCGCCTCCAGCGCTGTCATCCCGGCTTTGACCGCAACGCAGAAGCAGACTCCCTACGCCGCCATCCAGCAGGCTGCAGGCTATCGTCCTGGCCAGGGTGGCATCACCTATTTCAACCCGGTGCAGTACGCCCCTCGCATGGCTGCCGGCGGCATCGCAGAGCTGAGCCGTGGCCGACTGCTTGACGGCCCCGGCGACGGCGTGTCCGACTCCATCCCCGCCACGATCGGCGGCATGGCTGGTGGCGGTCAGCCTGCGCGCTTGGCTCGAGGCGAGTACGTCATCGACGCCCGCACTGTGGCGGCACTGGGCAACGGCTCTACAGATGCAGGCGCTGAGCGTCTGGATCAGATGCGAAAGAAAATCCTCGCCGACGACCGCAAGGCAAAGGTCGGCCAGGACTCCAAGGCTTACCGCCATCTGAAGGCATAAGGAAAGAACATGGCTACCACTACTGGAACCGCAGCCTCCGCCCTGCCGGCATCTGGCGGCACATCAATGCAAGGCCTGGCCGATTGGGCCGCGCCATACGTCACCAACTACCTTGGCAAGGCTCAAGCCCTTGGCGAGATGCCGTACCAGACCTACCAGGGTCCGCTGACGGCCGGCACATCTGATCTTCAGTCCCAAGCCTTCCAGGGCATCGGCGGACTGACGGTCCCGAACCAGGGCCAGTACACGGCCGTTGGTGGTTCGTTTGCCGACAACGGTGTGGCCAAGAACTACATGAATCCGTACCTGGAGCAGGCGCTTAACCCTACTCTGGACGAGATTCGCCGACAGTCTCAAATTTCCAGCTTGGGCAACGCCGCCAAAATGACTGGCGCCGGTGCATTTGGCGGTTCCCGTCAGGCCGTCCTGGACGCAGAGACGCAGCGCAACCTGCTCAACACCATCGCCAAAACAACCGGCGAAGGCTACGCCACAGCCTACGACAAGGCCATGGCCCAGTACAACGCTGAGCAGGCTCGCAAAATCAACGAGGCGCAGTTTGGTTCGGAGTTTGGCCTCAAAGGTCTGGCTGCACAGCAAGGCATTCTCGACCAGATTCTGAAAGCCGGTGGCACTCAGCGCGACATCGAGCAGCAAGGCATCGCGGCGGACCTGGCAGAGTTCCAGGCCCAGCGCGACTTCCCGTACAAGCAGGTACAGTTCCAGCGTGACATGATCTCTGGCCTGCCCACTGCGTCCGTGACCAACACGCCGGCCCAGCTCTCTGGAATCGCCCAGCTTGTCTCGGCTGCCGGCGGTATCGACAAGTTGCTCCAGGCCACAGGACAGGGCAACTTGGCTGACCTGATGAAGAACCTTGGATTCAGTTCCGGCAACACCACGGAGATCGTCTGATCATGAACCTGATTCAAATCCAAGATCAGCTCAAGTCGCTGCCCAACGACCCGCGCACCATGCAGGCGCTGACGGCTTATGCCAACGGCGCCAACCCGGCTGTACCCCCGTACCTGGCGCTGGGCGAACTTAACCGCCGCAAGCAGCTCATCGAGAAGGCCCAGATGCAGCAGGCCAGCCAGCCGCCGCAGGGCACCGTCAAGGATCAGGTCGAGCAGCAGGCCGGCATCATGGCGCTTCAAGCCGGGCGCCAGCAGCAGGCCATGCAAAATGCCATGCAAATTGGCGCAGCGCAGCCTCAGAGCGTTCCTTCCAATATCCCCCAGCCCGAAGCGCAGGCAGAAGTGCAGGCTGCTCGAGGTGGCCTGATGTCGCTCCTGGCTGACCGCGCCCGCGCGCGTCGCATGAACTCTGGCGGCATCGTGGCCCTGGCTCCGGCCGGTTCGGTTGATGAGGCCGTGGAAGATGCCGAGGATGACGACACCGAGGACGCCGACACACAAGAGGCTGCTGCCGCCAAGGTGCCGACCGAGGCTCGCAAGATGTTTGCCGATCTGCAGCTTGAGGCCGCCAAGCGCCGCGCTGCCAAGGCGCCTGAATTTGTGTCCCCCATCGAGGCCGAAGAAGCCCTGATGAAGAAGTACCCCGAGCGCTTTGCCGCCCTCAAGAAAGAGCCTGGCGCTGATGCCTTGGCTCGCTTGGACGAGATGCAGGCCGCCCGCCGTGAAGAGTTGGCTAAGCAGCGCGAAGAGGCCGCCGCAGCCAAGCCAGGCATCCTTCAGCTTCTGGGTCAGGCAGCCATGCAAAGCCGTGGCCAGCAGGGCAAGAGCGCCCTGGCATCTATCCTGGGTGGCTACTCCCAGCTCCAGACCGGCGCCGACACCGAAGCCCTCAAGCAGGAGCAGGGTTTGCGCATGCGTGAGCTGGAGCTGCAGGATGCCCGCCGCCAGGCCCTGGACAAGATCGACGAGATCAAGCGCGCCAAGGCAGAAGGCGATGTGACCCGCGAGATGAAGGCCAAGCAAGACTTTGCCAAGATCCTCAAAGATCACAACGTCTCCATCAACAACCTCCTGGGCAAGCAACTCACCTCCGCCGGCGCGCTGGCTGGCGCCGAACGCAGCGCCGAGGCTCGCGAGTTTGCGGCAAAGCAGGCGACGGCCCGCGCCGGCATCTCCAAGCCTGGCGAGAAAGAGCGCGTCATGGCCCGCGTGGAAAAGCTGCGCGCAGAGGGCAGGGACGACGAAGCCGACCAGGTGATCAAGAACTACAACGCCTTGAGCGGTAGTACGGCTGCGGTCGGCGGCATCAATGCTCAGCGCAACAACTTGAATGTCGAGCTGCGCGAATTGAATAGGGTTTTGGATCCCAAGAACTATGACGCTACCGAGGATGAAAAGGCGGTTGCCAAAGATCGCAAGGCGGAAATCCTGGAAGAGCTGAAGGGTCTGCGTGCACCCGGCACTCCAAAGACAGAGCCAAAGCCAATCCCGGTCCCGCAGTCTTTGCCCGATGGCCTTACGCCCCAAAATGCTTCAAAATTGCTGAAGGTCGGTTCCATCTACGACACGGCAAAAGGTCCGGGCAAGTGGAACGGAAAGAGCTTTGATCCAGTGAAGTAATACAGGGAACCTTATGGCCCAGAGTTTTTCTCTCGAGGAGGCGCTTGGCGGCGCCTCTGAGTCCACATCCACGCCTGCTGTGGGCTTCTCTCTCGAGGAAGCTCTGGGCGTTCCTGCAACCCCTGAAACCCCGGTTGTTCCTGGCCCCACGCCGGGCCTAGTGAGCTTCATCAACGAGCCCAAGCCTGCCCCCAAGAAGTTCACCGGCAGCGTCTTTGACACCCAGCCTTTCGAGCCGGAGATCACCCCGGAAGAGGCTGTCCGCCTGTCCCGCCGCGACTATGCGGAGCGCACCACCCGTTTGCCCGGCAGGGTTCAGGAGGTCAAGGAAACGCCCGAAGAGCAGATCCAGCGCAGCGCTTTGCGCGCCGCCGGCGACACGGCTATTGGCGTGCTGCAGGGTGCCGTGGCCATCCCCAAGGGCATCACGGACAACATCCCTTTCGACAACCCTCTGTCGCAGTTCTACAAGGACGCATACGAGGCCGGCGAAAAGTCCAAGTCTGGATACCTGCGCTCCAAGAACGTAGAGCGCGCCGCCCTGCTGGACAACATCCGCCGCAACCAGGGCGAGCTGGCAGCCACCCGTGGCGCATTTACAACACTGTTCAGCCCGTCTGGCGCTGACATCGTGGCGCAGGGTGCGGGCTCCCTGGTCCCGGCCGTGGGCATGAGCATGCTCAACTTGGGCACCAAGTCCATGATGGCTATGAATGCCCTGGCCAACGCCGGCGACGCAGCCCAGCAGACCGCAGCGCGCCTGGCCGATATGTCTCCGGAAGACTGGAGCAAGAGCGCCGCCTACCAGTCTTTGCGCGAGCAAGGCTTGGATCACCGCGACGCCGTGCGCATGCTGGCGCCCATCTATGCGCTGCCGTCCCAGGTTATCGGCGGCATCACTGGCGCCGTGTCGGGCGGCACAGGCCTCGAGTCTGCGCTGGTCAAGGGTGCTGCAAGGTCTGCCCGCGCTCGAGCTGGCCGCGCCGGCGTGGAGTTGGTGGGAGAAGAGGCTGAGACCTTGGCTCCCATGCTGGCTGGCAATATCACTCAGCGCATCATCGACGACCGCAGTGCCTTGCTCGAGGGGTTGGGCCAGGCCGCCGTGGAAACTGGTGTCGCCGCCGGCCCTGGAGCCGGTCTGGCTGCCGCCATCTCTGGCAAGCCAAGAGAGGCTGCCGCGCCTGCGCGAGTCATCCCAGAGGAACCGGCACCCGCCGCACCCACCGAGATCAAGCCTGCCACCGAGCCATTCACGCTCGAGGAGGCCCTTGGTGCACCCGCCGCTCCCGCTGCTCCGGTTGAGGCCGCACCGGTGTCGCCGGCCGTCCAGCGCATGCAAGAGCAGCAGCGTGCTGCCGCCGAGCTTGAGGCTGCACCCGAGGCGCCCGCTGAGCCGACCGATCCGCAAGAGCGTTACAAGAACCTTACTGGGCGCATGGCCAAGATCACGGAGCTGTTCCGTGAAAACGCTATCACCAACGCCGAATACGAAGACTTCAAACGCCAGCTTGAGGAGGCGCGCCAAGCCGCCCAAGCCGCCCCAACGGAAGGTTTGAGCGAAGCCAAGCAAGAGATTTTGCGTCTGGCCGGTCAGATCGAAGCGCTTGGGCAAAAGGATTTTGCAGAAGGCATGCGTCTGCGTGCGCGCCCAAATTCTCCGGAGCCGAGAAGCTCCGACATGCAGTATTACCAACAGCGCGCCGCAGAGCTTCAGTTTGCAAAAGCGCCGAAGGAAGAGGCCGCTGCGCCGGAGACTTATGGGCTCCAGCAGTTCTTTGCGGACGACCAAAAAGAAATTGATCGCCTGACGCAGCAGCTTGCTGGAAGGGGTCGGATTAAGTTTGCCCTGCAAGAAACAAACGATGCAATCCAGTCTTTGCACGACACCATCCGAAACGCTGGTTTCACGCTGAACCAGCAAGAAGTTCCCGATGGCATCAAAAAGCTGAAGAACCAGATCGGCATTCTGGCTGCCGGCGCAAGCCGCCTGTCCAGGGCGCAGGAAGCAATCGACAAAGGCTACAAGCGCGCCGATCGCAAGCGCGTCGAGTCCGATCTTGATCAGTTGCGCAGCGACATTGATGCTTCCTACGAGCTGACGGCTGTCGAGCCAAAGCGTCCGACTGCTGCCGAGGAAATGGAAGGCGTGGAAGTTCCGTCTGGCGAAGAGATTGCCGGGCTGACAGAGCAGCAGCGCAAGGCGGCCGAAGATCGTGGCATTCTTTCCCGTCGCACCGCAGGCACCAGCCTGATGAAAGTTCTGCAAGGCACGCTCAAAGACGGCGAGCTGTCGGAGCTGGCTGGCCGCGCCCGCAAGGTTGGCAAGAACCCGTTCTTGAACCTGAAGGCGCCCAAGGGTCAGCCTGGTTCGTCCATGGAAGACATGGTGAACAGTGGCGTGCTGGATGCTTTCCTGCCTGACGCCATGCGTCCTGGCGCAGAGACCTACGACAACGCAGAGGCTGCAGAGTACATCCGCGAGAAGCTGCGCAACAACGAGTTCTACACCTACGAAACCGAGCTTGCGATCGAGCGGATCGACCGCGACATCGAGGCAATCGAGCGTCAGATTCAAGAGTTGCTGACGATTGAAGACATCAATAAGGAGATTCAACGTGCAGCCGACGAACAAAGAGAAATTGATCAATCAACTGCGGAGCCTGCCCCCGAAGAAGCGGCTGGAGCTGCTGAAGAAGGCGCTCGTGCAGAAGTTGAAGAAGGGCAAATAGACACGCCAGCCGAAGAGGCTGCGCCCATCAAGGACGAAAAGGTGCGCGACAAGCTGATGTCTGTTGCGAATAACCTTGGCGTTCAAGTTTTTGAAACGTCTGAAGGGCCTGTTGCCGGCGAAGGATATGTGAGCATTCCTCCTGAAGACAAAGAAACTGAGGGAGCGCTGACACCGGACCATGTGTTTGCGCATGAGCTTGGCCATGCCATCATGCAAAAGCGTGGCATGAGCTACAACCAGATGAGCAAAGAACAGGTGGAAAAATGGATCCCTGGTTTTGCATCTTTGGTTGAAATTTCTAAGGCATTCCGTCCTGGCATCTGGAACAACAAGATGCCAAAGACTCGCCGCCACGCTCGGAAGAACGACGAGATCATTGCAGACGTGCTTGGCGCCTTCTTGCTTGGCGATGCAACGCGAGATCAGATTAAGCCGTTGCTGGATGGCGTTGGTCTTTCTGATTACGACCTGGGTTTGCAGAAGTTTGACCGCAGAGCGCGCGAAGACGAGTTGATCAAGCAGTACACAGAAGAAGAGGCTCGCAAAAAGCAAGAGCGCGAAGAGGCTGCAGCCCGCAAAGAGGAAGAGGCTCGCCGCGAGGAAGAGCGCAATGCTGCCGCACCCAAGGCTGAAGAGTTTGTGCTGACCGGCAGTGAGCGCGCTGCCGACCAGGCTGCTGCCCGTGGCCAAATGGAGCTGGCGCCGGCAGAGGAGGCCAAGCAGCCCGACATGGATGCCCCGCTTTCTGCCGAGAACGAAGCCGCGCTGCCCGATTTCCTCAAGGCTGCAAAGGATGGTCCGGATGCTGGCGAGTACCGATTCCGACGCCTGGTGCAGCTTGCCACTGAGCGTGGCACGCCAATCAATGTGTGGAGCACCAAAGACGGCCTGGTGACCCTGGCCGAAGGCGTTGAGCAGCCCAAGTATGCGCGCCTGGTTGCAGTCATCCAGCCTGAGACCAAAGAGCGTCCGTCCAACATGTACAAGGCGCTCGAGCAGCAAGGCTTCAAGCGCCTCGACAGAAACGATGAGCGCGTCTACCGAGACCAAGGCGGCAAGGCGTACCCGACGTTTGAGAAGAATGGTGCTCGCATCGCCATGACCTCAAACAACATCCTTTACGAAAACGACAAGGGTGATGTTGAGATTGGGTACGGCGAGCCAGAAGATACGGTCGTCCATGCGCTGCTGGTTGATCCGGCCACTCGCGGCCAAGGCGTTGCGTCCAAGGTGATGGACGAGCTGGGCGCACTGGCAGACGAGTATGGCGTGACTCTGTATCTCGAGCCGACCGCCATCAGCGACAAGCCGGTGCCCACGATGAAGCTGGTTCAGTTTTATGAGGGCAAAGGCTACGAGTTCGACGGCGACTCGAGCAAAGTCATGGTTCGTCAGCCTGGCGGCCAAACCTTCCTGAACATCGAGCCCATTCGTGCTGGCTGGACGGCAAATCGAATTGATCGACTGGTCAACATGTTTGGCTACACAGACGGTCGAACATATGGTGTCGCCGCTCGCATCAACCCAAGCGACTTTGTTGACGCAACAACTCCCGGTAAGGCCGGAGCAGAGCAGCTGCGCGCAGAAGCGGAAGATCTTGATCTTGAGCGCCTGTCTGCGGAAACTCAAACTCCATTCCTGGAGTGGGACTTTGAGAAGAACGCAATTGTTGGGCACGAAGGCCGCCATCGCATGGAGGCTCTGGCTCGGGCCGGCGTGAAGAGCGCCCCGGTGGTTCTGATTGTTCGAGATCGTTATGGCTCGAAAATGCCGCAAGTGCTGGAGCCCGTGCATTTCAAATATTTGTCGGGCCAAAGGTTTGAGGGCGGGATTGGTAAAGAAGCAAGACTTTCTGATCTTGTGCCGCTGAGCTACGAGTACACAGATCAACTCAACAGCGAATACGGCACCGGGCAAATTGTTTATAACGTTGAGCCCGTCGGCGAATCTGTTGCTGGCGACGCATCGACCCGCGCCCCGTCTCTCAAGCGCAAGGTCAAGACACTGAACAAGCAGCGCGAGCAAGGCAAGATCAGCGACCAGAAGTTTGTCGAAGAAGTTGATTTGGCCGTCAAGCAGGACGAAGAGCAGCGCTACAAGGCCGCACCCCGCGAGCGCGTGCGTGGCGCAGACTTCATTCGCCAGAAGCTGCTTGAAGCCAAGCGCCGTGGTGACCTGTCAGCCGAAGGTGTTGACCTGGCCGAGTGGTTCATCCAGCAAAACGAAGCGCTGGTTGATGACCTGGGCATCGCCATCAAGACGCCCAAGCAGGGCGGCACGGCCGGCATGTACAACAAGCTGGCCCGCATCATGGTCTTGATGAAGGAGGCGTCCAACGATGCCACCGTCGTGCACGAGATCTTGCACCACCTCGAGCGCATGATGCCTGCCGAAGTCCAGGCCGCCATCCGCAAGGAGTGGCTGGGCTCCATGCTGCGCGCATCACGCGAAGCTAAGTCGCCGCAGGAGAAGCTGTTCTTTGCCGCGCTGATCAACCATCACTTTGGCTCCGGCTTCACGTCCGACATCACCATCCAGGGCGCCGACGCAGGCAAGGTCTTGGATGATCTGATCAAGCGTGGCGTGGTTGAAGGCCCGCGCGCCAGCAGCCAGCAGCTTGCCATCGAGATGATCCGAAATGGCATGGTGCCCTACGACCGCTACCAGTACGTGAACCCGTCCGAGTTCTGGGCCGTGCGTGGATCCGACATCGTTCAGGGTCGCTTCAAGGCCATCAAGGGCGGCGTGCTGGAGAAGCTCAAGAACTGGCTCAAAGAGCTGGGCCAGAAGATCAAGTCGATCTTTGGTCTGCGTTCTGATGCCCCGCTAATCAAGGCTCTGGACAGCTTGGCCAAAGGCGACGGCAAGTTTGTCTCCAAGGACATGCTAGGGGAAGGCGAGAACTTCCTGCAGGTCGGCAAGAACATCTACGGCCGCACCCCGATCGTGGCCTGGACGAAGCCGGACGAGACAAAGCTCGACGACTTCATCTACAAGATGCAGGACAAGCTGATCGACACCAAGCGCGTCATCCAGGGCATCGAGCAGTCCATCGGCAAGATCGACGACAAGTGGAACCCGTACCTCCAGGAAGAGCTGTTCCATGGCCGCACCGCCACGGAGACCAAACAGTTCTTGGCCGGCGAGGTGCGCCCGCTGCTCGAGCAGATGCAGAAGGAAGGCGTCACGATCGCCGAACTCGAAGAGTACCTGCACAACCGTTTCGCCCCCGTCCGAAACGAGAACATCGCCAGGATCAACCCGCTGATGCCTGACGGCGGATCGGGCATCGACACGGCCGACGCCGAGGCTTACATGGCCGCGCTCACCCCAGAGCAAAAAGCCAAGTACGAGAAGCTGGCTGCCCGCGTGGACGCGATCACCAACGGCACCCGCCAGTACCTGGTCGCCTCCGGCCTGGAGGATGCGGAGACGATCGAGGAGTGGGAGAAGTCTTCTCCTGGCTACGTGCCTCTGAACCGCGAGGATGTGGAGTACAGCACTACCGTTGGCACCGGCACCGGCCTGGGCTTCAGCGTGCGTGGTCCGTCCAGCCGCCGAGCCACCGGCTCCAAGCGCCAGGTTGTTGACATTCTTGCCAACACCATCATGCAGCGCGAGCGTGCAATCGTGCGTGGGGAGAAAAACCGCGTGGCCACCGCCCTGTATGGCCTGGCCATGCAGAACCCGAACCCCGACTACTGGCTGGCCGTCAACCCTGACGCCGCCCAGTCTCGCAAGAAGGTGACGGAAGAGCTGGTCAACATGGGCCTGTCGCCGGCCGACGCCGAAGGCATCATGAAGGAGCCCGCCCAGAAGGTGGTGGACTCGCAGACCGGCATGGTCACCACGCGCATCAACCCCGTGCTGCGCAGCGCTGACAACGTGCTTGGCGTGCGCATCAACGGCAAAGACCGCTTCATCTTCTTCAACACACAGGACGAGCGTGCCCTGCGCATGGCTCGAGCCCTGAAGAACCTGGATGCGGACCAGCTTGGTCAGATCATGACCACGATGGCAGCGGTCACCCGCTACTTTGCGAGCGTGAACACCCAGTACAACCCGGTGTTCGGCATCTACAACTTCTTGCGCGACCTGCAGGGTGGTGCGATCCAGTTGTCGAACACGCCGATCGCAGACAAGCGTGCCGAGGTGCTTTCTCCGAAGAACCTGGCCGGCGCCTTGAATGGCATCTACCAGACACTGCGCACCGACCGCAAGCGCGGCCAGCAGCTCATGACGCCCTGGGCGGATCTCTGGATCGAGTTCCAGCGCGAGGGCGGCCAGACTGGCTACCGCGACATGTTCAGCCGCTCCCAGGAACGCGCCAACGCGCTCCAAAAGGAACTGAACCGACTGAGCGAAGGCAAGAGCAAGAAGGCTGCCCTGGCCGTTCCGCGCGCCGTGTTCGACTGGCTGGCTGACTACAACGAGACGCTGGAAAACGCCGTGCGCCTGACCGCGTACAAGGCCGCCCTGGACAAGGGCATGAGCAAAGAGCAGGCTGCCAGCGTGGCCAAGAACCTGACGGTGAACTTCAACCGCAAGGGCCAGAACGGTGTCCAGGCCGGCGCGCTGTACGCCTTCTTCAACTCCTCCGTGCAGGGCACCGCCCGACTGCTGCAGACGGTTGTGCGCATGGACCGTCCTGGCGACATCAAGAGCCTGCACCTGACCAAGGCCGGCAAGACCATCGTGTACGGTGGCCTGCTGCTCGGCGTGGCCCAGGCCATGATGATGGCTGCCATGGGTTTCGACGACGAGGAGCCGCCGGATTTCGTCAAGGACCGCAACCTGATCATCCCGCTGCCGGATGGCAAGTACCTGGCATGGCCGATGCCGCTGGGCTACCACGTCATCCCGGCGTTCAGCCGCATCCTGACCGAGTGGGCGATCTCTGGTGGCAAAGACTCCGGCAAGCGCATTGCGCACCTGGCCAGCCTGCTGCTCGATGCCTTCAGCCCGATCGGCAACGCCGGCCTGTCCGTGCAGTCGATTGCGCCCACCATCTTTGACCCGATCGTGGCCCTGTTCGAGAACAAGGACTGGACCGGCAAGAAGATCGCCAAGGAAGACTTCAACAAGCTGGACCCGACGCCTGGCTACACGCGCGCCAAGCAGAATGCAAGCTGGATCGGCAAGCAGCTGTCCTACTACCTGAACCTGGCTTCAGGCGGCGACAAGGACAAGCCTGGCATCGTCAGCCCGACACCTGATCAGATCGACTACCTGATCGGCCAGGCCACCGGCGGCGTGGGCCGCGAGGTGATGAAGGCAACCAAGACGGCCGAGGCTATGCGCAGCGGCGAAGAGCTGGCGCCCTACAACATCCCGATCGTGGGCCGCTTCTACGGCGACACCAAGGCTGGATATGCAGAGTCGTCGCGCTTCTACAAGAACCTCGAAGAGATCAACATCCTCGAGAACCAGTACAAGGGCCGCCAGAAGCGCCAGGAGGGCACGGCAGACTTCGTGAAGGAGAACCCCAAGGTTCGCCTGGCCGAGGCCGCCCACCAGGTTGAGCGCAACGTCCAGCGCCTGCGCAAGCAGCGCGACCAGCTCATCGAGAAGGGCGCACCCAAGGAGCAGATCAAGGCAATCGAGAACCGGATGACGCTCCAAATGAAGCGTTTGAACGAGAAGGCTGCCCAGATGGAGAAGTAAAACAATCGAAACGTTTCGATGTTTCCCTCCTATAAGTACCTTGTTCGAGACTAGAACCGATCCAAAAGTAGTCTATCTGTGAGGCGGCGAATTGTGGTGTTGAGGGCATCCAATTCGCCCATCTTGCGCACGGACCAGGCGCGCTTTTGGCCGTGCCAGCCCAGCAGGGATCCCTGGTGGCAGTCCTTGCACAGGGCCACGCAGGTGTACTGCAGCCCCTGCTCGATGTGGTGAGCATCCGAAGGGCCTGGTGCATCGCACACGGAGCATGGCAGCTCCTTGACCCTCCGGAGGTGCTCGCGCTCCTTATCGCTTAGCTTGTTGAGCATCAGCAACCCAGTCCAGTGTCTGCGCCAGTGCGTGGTTGATGGCGGTGACGTGGCCCCTGATCTCGTCCATGTCGTACTGTTTGTGCAGCAACTTCTTCTCAAGATCGTTGAGGTTCTTCTCGGCCCAAAGCAGGTACTCTGCCCAGTCATTGATGGATGGTTGGTTCTTCATTGTTCTCTCGCTTTCAGCATGGCGTCGGCATATTGGTAAGACAGATTCGCTATGCGCTGTTTTGCATTTTCCCCAAGCACTTGGTCGGCGGTAACAACAACCATTAACTCCGGGCTTGCCAGCATCGCCTGCATCGCCTTGGCTGCAAAGTAGTCGCGCAAGGTCATGCCACCTGCACCACATTCTTCTGCATCAACAATTCCAGCACTCCCGCCAATGTGTAGCGAGAATGGAAACGCTGGACCGCCTGTGTTGGTGCTCATTTTTGCTGTCCTCGCTGGGCGATTAGTGTGCAGATGTGCTGCTCGTTGTTGCCAACTCCTGATGCACAAGACAAGGCCATTGGGTCCACGCCGGACTTGATGGCCTCGTACTTCAATTCATTCTTTCTGATGGTGCAGCCGCCCGCGACCACGATAAGAACGCAGCACACGATGGACAAAAGTTTGACGATGTTGCTCTCTTCCATTTACTCTTCCTTTACTAGCGGCACTTCACGCCACTCGGTTTTGATCTCGCCAGTCTTCTGGTCAACCCCCTCAAACTGCTGCTGCAGGATGCGGACGGTCTTGACGTAGCTGACGTTCTTGTATTGCGGGTGAGGGACCATGTTGTCCCTTCCCACAAAGCGCAGGTTCATTGTTGGCTTCACAGGTACTTCTCCCGTTCCTTCATCATCTCGGCGGCAGTCTCAAAAGCCTCCACCGACTTGCGCTCTTGCGTCATGGTGGCCGGCAGCCCAAGAAGGGCAAAGGCTGCGTACCAGTCGAGCATGGTGATCTCCTGGATGCTGACCGGCTCAGGCGGGTCGATCAGCGCAGCCACGCCAGCATCAGTCTTTTTTCTTGCCACGGCTGTTCCCCTTGATGTGTTGAGGGACGATCATGGGGCGAAGCTGTCCCTCGAGGTAGGCGGCCAGGCTCTGGCCTTCAATCCCCAGGGCGGAGCACCAGTTGTCATCGTGCAGGGTGCCGATCACATCGCGGATTGCTTTGTTGTAGCCACCGTTGAAAGTGTCGTCGCCCTCGATGATCAAAGTGATGGCGTCGCGGACCAGGGCTGACGCCTTGCGTTCGCCGGCTGCAGCCTTGAGCTTCTTGTAGATGTCCTCGGGCAGGTGCACCGAGTACGGGATCAAACGCTTTGATTCCATAGCTTGTATTCCTCTTCTATTGTCCAGAGCCGTTTGACGGCCTGCGGGTTGTTCTTAAGTTCAGCGCGGGACTTGACGCCCAGCTCCTGCTTGAGCCATCCAATCACCTCTGTTTCGCTGGTCCCCAGGATGTTTCCTGTCTCGACCAGCCAGGCGGCGAAGTTGTTGTCTCTGCAAAGGATGCCGGCGGTTCGCACTGGGTCGCGCGCGTACTCATGCTCGCGGTTCATGGGGCGGTCATCGTCGCCGATGCGCACCATGACCACCTGATACCTGGCGCCAACGAAATCGCGCAGCAGATCGACGGGCACTTCGTCCGGGTGGACGTTGAGCGTGAGCACGTAGCCCGTCTTGTCTTGCTTGAGCGCGATCTTGACGCCCTCAAATTGCAAAGTCTTCATGATCAAAAAGGCACGTCCGACGAATCGTCAAACTCTTGCTGCACCGGCGCTTGAGCCTGGACAGGGGCGGGCTTCTGGTACTCCTCGTGCGACTGCTCGCGGCGGCCGCCTTGCAGAGCCAGCTCGTTGACGCGCACGTCCATGGCCTTGCGGTGGTTGCCGTTCTTGTCGGTGAACTCGCGCTCTGTGATGTGGCCCACCACGGTGACGGACTGGCCCTTGGTCAGGTACTGATTGAGGGCTTCTGCGCGCTTGCCGTACAGGGTGCAGTTCCACCAGATGGTGGGCTTGTCTTTGCCTTGGCTGTCGGCGATCGAGAAGTTGCAGACGGGATCGCCATTGTTGAGGTATCGGACTTCTGCGTCACGGCCCAGAGAGCCAGCTACTGTGATTTGGTTCATGCTTCTTCCTTGGTTACGAATTTGGCTTTTGCCTGCTTGAAGCTCTCGAGCAGGGCGTTGTAGGCGTTGGAGCCAGGCTCCTCCTTCATCCGGTTGTAGATGTTGGAGTTGGTGCGGAACACGGCCATGACATCTGCTTCGCTGGTGGCCTGCTCGAGCGCCAGGTTGGTGGCGTCCATCACGATCTCGGCCCAAGCGGTGAAGTTGCCTTCTGCCGGGGTGACTTCGACCTTGAGCTGCCAGGGTCCGTCCTTGCCTTCCATCTTGGCCGGAGCTGCTGCCGGCTTGGGTTGGGGCTTGGCTGGCTGCGCAACAGGGCGGGCTGGCTGGCGGTTCTGCACACTGGCAGAAGCCTGGTTGCCATCGTCATCCTCCGGGGCGATACCGCAGGCGGCCTGCAGGCTGTAGCGGCGGGCGTAGGTGAGCGCGCTGCCGTAGCCCTGGGGGTCGCTCTTGGCGGCCGGGACGTGCAGCTTGCCGCCGCTCATCACCTCGCCAGACTCGTGGATGAAGGTGGTCTCGACGATCACGCCGTCTTCGCAGAGGTGAGTCTGCTGCATGAGCATGATGCCGTTCTCGTTGAGTGCATCCAGCACGGCCTCAACGCACGCATCCAGGGCTGCGTATTTGTTGCGGAAGTGCGGATTGGTGCTGGTCTTCAATGCGGGGCCAAAGCCCTTTTGAGCTTTGACCAGCGCTGCTGCGATTTCTTTCATTGGACTCCTTCTCTGTTCTTCTTGAACTCGTAGTCGTTGCGATATTCGGTGGGCGGCACCCAGCCGTACTTTTTCCATGTGCGCTGCACATCTGCGCCCTTCATGTACACGAAGGATGGATCAAAGAGTGTGCCAGGTCTGGCCACCTTTGATTTGTTGCGACCTGCAATTTTCAGCGTGCTCATGCTGCCACCGTGGTCTGGACAGTCTTGCGACCAGGGCGACCGCGAGGTGTGCCGTCCTTCTTGAGGCCAAACGGGGCTTCGGGCGTGCGCAGCAAGGGGGTGCGAGTCTTTTTGGCGGTACGGCCGCGCTTCTTCGCAGTCTTCTTGGCAGGCTTCTTCTCTGCGACCATTTCGCCACTGGTGGTAACAGAGATATTCCAGGGTGCTGGCTCTTGCTCCTGCTTTTCAATGATCTCGGCGTGATCCTGGCGCAAGGCCTGGCTTGCCACCTGCTCGGCGATGGCGTACCCGCGCATGCGGATGGCCTCGATGACGTAGGAAAGGTCTGCTTTGAGAATGTCAATGGTGTAGTGGTTCATAGTCACCTCAGAAACAGTTGGTGTTGCAGAAGCCGTTAACGCAGCAGGTGGTGCAGGTCACCATGCGACCGTTGTAGGTGTAGGTGCTGGTGGTGCAGCTTGCCCAAACCATGGTTGCGGATGCGGCGAGCCAAATTCCGATGAGTGCTTTTTTCATTTCAGATCTCCAGTTCTTGTTGGTCAGTGTTCTTGTAGTCCTCGACCTTGATGCCGTTGACAACCAGGTTCACGAGGTCTTCTTGCGAGGCAAGGGTGACGGTCAGCATGGACTTGGCAACGTGGCTCAGTGCCTGCTGGCGGGTTGATGCTCGGACCAGGCGAGGTTCGACGGTGGTGCCGATTTCGCCGTTGACGAGGTAGATGTTAGTTTTGCTCATTAGTTTTTTCCTTTAGGTAAGTTTGATATTGCGTGCAGAACCCAGAGACCTGGCAGAACGATTCGCACCGTGTCCGGCCGCCGGGTCGCACCTCGATGGAGTAGCCCTTCTCAGGCAGAGCTTTCTCCGCTGCTTCGCGTGTCTCATGCACGCTCTTTGCTCGCTTGCCGCCTTCCTTCATGACTGCGTAGTAGGTCGGCTTCTCCCACATATCGTCTGCTGTGCACTCGGGCATCTCGTCGCCAGAGTGAATGGCGAAGAAGGCGTCGTTGTGCAGCTTCAGACGGCGAGTAACGTATTGCTCGCGCTCTTCAAACGGCCAGAGCGGGATGTCAATGATGGTGACGGGCGACTTGGGGTAGCCCTCTTTGTTCTGAGCGTCGCGGCGGGACCAGTCGCGCACGATGGCAACGATCTGGATGGCCTTGACCTTTTGCCTCTTGACGCGCTCGACCAACCAGGCGTAGGTGTTGAGCTGGTACACCCAGTCTGCCTTGGCGTTCATCACGGCCCAGGCGCCAGTGACTTTGTAGTCGCTGAGCACGATGCCGTCTTCGTAGACTTCCTGCAGGTCGATGGCGCCAGAGATCTTCCAGCCCTCGAACTCGGTGAAGATGCGCTCTTCAACGATGTGGTGGTCGTCCTTGCCGTGCTGCAGGATGTTGTGCACCGCAGAGCCGAACAGCGACCACACCATGTCAGAGGCGTCCTCCTCGAGTTCCTCCCAGTGCTGGCGCTTGAGCTGGACGATGCGCGGGGAGTTGAGGATCTCCGTGGCGCTGATCTGGCTGTCGCCCTTGGTGTACTGGGGGCGCTTGATCACGTTGACAAACGTGTCAGGCAGGTCGAACTTGTTGGTGAGCTTCATGCTGCGCGTACTCCTGCCTCGTCACCCCTGCTCGGGCGCGTGCGCTCCTCAACCTGGATGAGCGCGTCAGCCAGGTCTTTGTCGAGCAGGTGCAGCTTCTTCGTCCAGCGCTGAATGGTCATGCTGATGTCGTGCAGCAGCTCTTGCTTGAGTTGCTCGTCGCCCATAACCGTTGATGTCAGTCGGTATCCGCCACCGTTCTCGCGGTCTGCGGGCAGGCTCACGAAAGCCCGAATCTGCACCGGCTCAGACTCCACCAGCGTGATCTTGCACCGCTGGATGAGAGCCCTTGCCTGCGCCTTGCGGTGGGCCTCTGCCGCAACAGAGTCGTCCCACTCAAAGTGTGTGTGCAGAGGGCTGGATTCATCCTTCGCCTCTTGCAGCACGTCATCCACCTTGAGCAAGCCGCCGTTCTTTCGTGCCAGCTTTGTCAAGATCCTTCGTTCTAGTTCCAATGCCATGATTTCTCCTTGGTTAAAAATGCCTGCCTTGCCCTGCCGCGCCCGGCCGTAACTCGCTCCGCCTTGCCTGCCTGGCCACTCCACGCTGCGCCTATCCATGCCGTGCCCTGCCTGCCATGCCGCTCTCAGCCAAAATTTGCCCCGCCTCGCCTGCCTATCCCCGCCCCGCCAAGCCTCGCGTTTCCTTGCCTGCCCTGCCTATCCTCGCCGGTACGAGCCATGCCCCTCCAAGCCTGCCTGTCCGCGCCGGTGCTGGTCTTTCCTCTCCTAGCCTGCCGTGCTCTGCCATGCCGCTCCCAGCCGTAACTGGCCATGCCTGCCGCGCTTTTCCTTGCCATCCCCAGCCTATCCCTGACATGCCTGCCTCGCCCGGCCATACTGCGACCAGCCTATCCTTGCCTGCCACGCCTTGCCTGGACATGCCTTGCCCAGCCATCCCTAGCCTGCCAATCCTTGCTGTGCCTCGCGCTTCCACGCCCGGCCTAGCCTGCCTTGCCACGCCTAATCGGGCCACTACCCGCCATGCCTGCCGTGCATCACATTTCCATGCCTGTCCCCGCCAAACCATGCTTGACCTGTCCACGACTCGCCTAGCCTGCCTTGCCTCTCCGGGCTTTGCCTCGCCCCGCCCAGCCTTGCCTGCCTTGCATTACCCTGCCAGTCCCTGCTGAGCCATGCCTGGCCTGCCGTGCCGGTCCGAGCCGCTGCGTACCAAACCGCTACGCACCTAGCCCAGCCTGCCTTGCCCTGCCCCGCTATGCCCAGACGATCCAGTCCTTGCCTGCCTTGCCTTGTTGGAGCTATCAGAATGCCTGCCGCGTGAAATCTTCTATGCCATCCATGGCTTAGATCTTTCTTTGAAGCCTACGAAGTGAATCTTGGATTCCAAGATCACTCTTTCAGCTTCCTCAAATGGAAGAGAATGAATTTCATATTCACCCCCTTCATTTGGTCGTTTGTCCAGCTTCGGGTTGTAGATGGTTGAAACGGTTTGTCCGTCATCTTCCAAGATCAATCCGACGTGAGGAGTGGAGGACATCAGTCTATGAAAATAATTTCTTATTTCATCTGATCTCATGTTCTACTCCTGCTGGTCAGTTGATCTTGTACTTCTTGAGGACTTCTTTCTCGTGGTCTGAGGGAACCACGCGGAACAATCCAAAGCCGCAACCTGCGCTGGCCTTGGAATCAGGACGGCCGGCGCCAATGCCAACTTGCATGCCGACGCGGGACACCAGGTTGAGCACATCGACCATCTTGAATTGATCCATGTCGTACCGCACGCGCAGCTTGGCTGACCAGTTGCGGTACATGGGTCGAGAGCGCACATCCACCACGCCGGTAGCGTTGCGGGTGTGAGCTGTGTAGGTGTGGCTGTCGCCGAAAACGCGAACCAGGGGGACGCCATCTTTTTCGTCAAAGCCATCAGCTTCGATGAAGGTGGACAGCTTGGCCAGGGTCATCTTGAATCCAACCAGTCGGCAGGCAGAGATCATGGCTGCGCGGAATGCAGCGGCGTTCATGCCCTCCCATCCTTCTGATGCGCGATAGCGGGCCTCTTCCGCCTCTTTGTCGTAGTCGCGAGCGTTGCGCTCTTTCTTGTTCTTTGCGCTGGATCCTTCGGCCATCTTGGCCATCAGCTCAGCCTTCTTGCTAAAGCGCTCTACGACCAGGGGAGCTGTGCCCTCGATCAGGAGAGTGACAGTACCAAATTTCGGTGCTGTGATAACGCAGGTTTCTTCTTTGATGTTCATGGTTCTTCCTTTGGTTGTGGTTAATGTGTTTCGCCGGTTGCGCCGTCGAAGTCTTTGTAGAGCGTCATGAAGAGTTCGACTGCCTGGTGCAGACTGACGCCTGCCATGCAGCACGAGCCGGCGTAGAGGATCGCGGAGGCCATGACCGCAACGCGCGCGCTGTCGGTCTCAGCCCCCATCACCTCGCCCATCTTCTCGGCGATCAACTTGGACTTGTGCATGCTCTCGATCGCATGCTGATCTTGTGGTGTCATAGAGTCTCCTGTGTGTTAGGACGGCTCCATTATAACAGGTAGATTCCCAAACATGTCAACATCAGATAGACTGAATGCAATATGTTTTTTTCTAAGGACTTTCCCTAATGAGGCGAGCTGCACGGCGGGACGCAAATGAAGACCAGATCGTGAGCGCGGCGCAGGCGTGCGGGGCGTTCGTCAAGAAGATCAACGGCTCAGGCGAGTTCGATCTTCTGGTCTACTACCGTGGGTACACGATGCTCTGGGAGGTCAAGGACGGAAGGAAACCACCGTCTGCCCAGGCGCCCACGCCGGCGGAGGAGAAGTTCCACCAGGAGTGGCCTGGCGACAACCTGCACATCGTCAACAGCGTGGAGGTGGCGCTTGACATTCTGAAGCGGTGCACCTGACAATGGCGTCGCGGTTTGCAAGAGCCGCTGTTTCATGGATCTCCTTTCAGGGTTGCCCCCACCTCAGACGTGGGGGATTCTTTCTGGAGAGCCAACACGCATGGGGACTGGCGGTGCTGCAACACCGTTTGATTGCAGTCACTACCTCAAGACGGTAGACAGTCCCCAGTCGTGTTGGTGAAAGGTCGATAGACAAAGGCACACGCCGGGCGCAGGGCAACGTCTGCGACGACTGGGAGAATGGACAGCCCATGAAATCCAAACCCCACCAACAACTTCTATCGCGGAGTGGGAAAGTAGAAATCCGTCTGGCTCATAACCAGAAGATCGCCGGTGCGACTCCGGCCTCCGCAACCAATATCTACGCGGCAAGACAGCGCAAGGGGCGCGCAGCAGCCTTCCAAGCTGAAGATCGCGGAGTTCGACTCTCCCTTGCCGCTCCATTATTTACAAATCTGGATTTTGTGATCTACAATCCGCCCATCATGAAAGCCACAGCACTGCCTCGACCAACCTTCCTGGGTGTAGCTCAGGTAGGAGAGCGCATGTCTCGGGCACATGAGGCCGCTGGTGCAAGTCCAGCCACCCAGACCACTCGATATTGATCCCCGATCAAGGGGATGCGGCGCAGACAGCGAGGCGCGGCGGACTGTAAATCCGTTCCTTCGGGTGAGTAGGTGCAAATCCTTCCATCCCCACCACCCCCCCTGATGTGGAGTCGACTCCACCTCCAAATGCGACACGATGTCGCTTTTTAGGTGTTTACCCTTACAAAAACAGATCGGGTAAACGTACCTGTTGACACGGCCTGGCACAGTTGCGATATACTGGCGCCGTTGGAAGTGAGACGCCAACAAAGAACCGTTAGATCTAGCTCCGGCCCCGTAAGGGGTTGGCCAGCAGTCCCAGGACTGTTTGCCCGTCTCACTCGGGGCTAGACCTAACGGTTTTTTTTCGTCCACATCCAGCCGCACTCCGAGCGAGATCACTGGGCCTGCATGGGCCGCGCGGAAGGAAACACCGGCACTGGTACACCCCCAGACTAAAAGCCGTCCAGCCTGTCAGCGAGGGACTGGGCAAGCCGGGGCGGCAAGTGGTGAGACAAACGCCCCGACGACGAATCGCTGCCTCCAGGGTTTGCTGGGTTGGCCATAGACGCATGGCCCTCCGGGCAGGGATGAACAGCCGAGGCTTTCACCCTTGGGGAACCTTTGGGATTTTTTCATGCCTAAGAAAAAAGCATTATCCGAACTTTACACATTGGTTATGCGCGCCAGGGAAATGGGGTTCCCGATGCCTCAAACCAAGAGCGGAGGAGGATGGATCAACGTTGCCAGGCTGTGCGGCGGTGGAGATCTGGAGAGCAAATCTCAAGCGCGTGAATTCCTGCGAGGCAAATTTACTCTGCACAAAACCAAGCCGGCAGCGCGGGCCGGAGGGGTGGATGTGGCCTCCAAGGACTTTCTTGAGACGTTTGCCTGGCGCAAGCTGCGCATGGAGGCTCTCAAGAAGTACGGACCCAAGTGCATGTGCTGCGGGGCTACGCCGGCCACAGGCGCGGTGATGAACGTAGACCATGTGAAGCCACGCAAGCTGTTCCCCGCGCTGGCGCTGGACATCAACAACCTGCAGATCCTTTGCCATGAGTGCAACCACGGCAAGGGCAACTGGGACCAGACGGACTGGCGCCCTGCTTAACCGGCCCGGTCCTTGTACCGGTTGTACCTCCACCAGGTTCCCTCGGAGTCGATGCGCTGCCAGACGGCCTCCTTCTCTTCTGGCGTCATGGAGTTCCACTGGGCGACCTCGAGGTAGGTTCTGCCGCAGCCTTTGCACTTCTCGTCGTAGAGGGTGGTGCACACTGCGATGCAGGGGCTGTCACTCCTCATCATCGTCCTCCCTCATCTGGTTCTCGAGGAGTTGGAGTTTTGCGATCTCGAGGCAGCCGACGGCAGCGGCCACGGTAATGCTCTCTGAGAACTTGTAGACGGTGCGCAGGATTTCCT